CAAGCTATGATGTTCCCTCCGCAAGTAGCGCATTTTACATAGGCAGGGATTCTTTTACTGTTCCAGACCCGAGTAATCCGGGTGGAGGCGCAAGCTCCATTGCCGGCGCCGTAGGGGATGCCTGCGTGTGGAATCGAGCCCTGTCCGGAAACGAGATTTACAACCTCTATTACCGCGGCGCTGGCAACGCGTACCCATTCAGCGCCCCAACAATCTCCCCGCCGCGATTCGATCTCAGTAATTCGGCGACAATCTTTCTGTTTTGATTGTCGCATTGATAAACCGCAAGAATCGTGGCAGCGAATCGCACTTTTTTACTGACACAGAACGCCAACAGCATTACAACCGACGAAGGAGGAACAATCACCATGAGCGGAAACCCCACCGGAAGCGTAAAACTAGGCAGTCGCAGCGAGATCCCACATCCCGTTGTGCTAGCAATCATCGGCCCCGACGGGCTCCCCGTCGCTGTTGGACTGGAATCCCTTATCCCGGTTTCCGACTCCAATATCCCAGGAGCCGCAATCCCCCCTCACGACACGATCATTGATTCCCCAACCAATGCCCTCGTAGTCGGAGGCACCAGGACATGGAAAATGGGAGGGGCTTCCGGAACCATTGTTGCCCAGGTGGCAGCATCGGTTTCAGGGGGGGATACCACCCTTCAACGAACGGTCTAACCACCACCACGGGCCATGTCCGAGCCTTCCCGAAATTTCATGGACTCCGTTTCAAAATGGGGCGGATTCATTACTCCTCTCGGGATGGTGATCTTGGTTTTGTTCCAGGCGCAATTTGTTTCCAGGAAGGAGTTCTCGGAGGTAACAGATAAATTCGGCGGAAGAATGGAGAGCGTTGAGAAGGTTTTGGTCCAAATGGCCGAGGCCAACAAAGTCAACGACCGCCAAGACGTGGCTATCGCTGATCATGAGCGCCGGATCCGCGACCTGGAACACATTCACACCCCCTAAAAATATGAGCCCAAACACCAGGGAAAAGCTTGTCATGGGAGTATTCACGATCGCGGCGTTTTTTTTAGCTGCGCTCATCACTCTTTCATTTGCGGGATGCACTCACGTCCCGGTAAGCCCCTCCGCGACATCCCCCCATGCCGCCGTGGATGCCGCTCTTTCCGACGCCAGGCAGACGCAGCAGCAGGCCGCCGCCCAGGTTTCCAATATCGTTCGATCCGTTTCAGATCCAGCCACTAGGCGGTCCGTGGAGGATCTTCAGAAAACGATCAATGACCTGGGGCTGAAACTCGAAACAGCCACCGGGAAAATCTCCTGGTATGAAGCGCAATATGACCTCGTGATCGGGCAGCGCGATTGGTGGCAAAACGAAGACACCAAAGACAAGGCGGCCAGGGTGCAAACCGAGAAGGAGCGCGATGCGCTCATTTGGATTTTCTCGATGGGATGCGGCGTCACAGCCGTTGCTGCTTTTAGGCCGGTTCTCTCGACGATTACGGGGCTCAAGCAGCTCCTCTTCATTGCGGCCGCTTTTATCGGGGGATTCGCCCTTGGGTTTTCAATCGGGCGATGGGCTCTCCGTTTTTTGGCGGAATTCACCCCTCACCTCCCCTTCTAAAATGTTTGAATGGATTTCACGCGCGCTTTCCGAGTCTAACGGGAACCCCTCTTCCCTACGCGTCCCCTTCTGGGTTTGGGAATTGGTTCTTGTCATGAGTTTTGTCGCGGCCGTCGTTTACGCCATTTGGTCGCACTTTCATAACCCGGCAAATGCTTTCGACCCCAAGGGGCTGTTGACATGGATCCTGGCATTTTTCGGGGCCAATCGCACCAGCAAGGCGGTGCAGAAAGCCCAAGAGTCTGACGCTCTTTCGCCTCAATTCCAACAACCTCCCCAGCAATGAAACTCCTCACGATTTCAGGACTCGACATCTACCAAGACCCCACCGATGGGGGCGTGACGTTCTCAGGGGAGGCCTGCATCGACGCCGATGGCTCCCCCCGAGCCTACGGACCCAACGACACCGGCCTGGACTACACAGCCAATGCCGGACACCTCGGGAACTGGTGGGCTCTTGTCACCGACCTTTCCGGAAACCCTGTCATCCAGGGAGAGGGCGATCCGGCGCCTGGCTTCTACGTTTCCACAACGAGCCTGGTAGCCAATCCACTCAAACCAAAGACTTCCCCGCTGCACTGGGTCAACTCGGAGGAGATCCCCTACATCGTCGTCCCCGGTCCCCTGGCTCGTGCCGCCCAAGGAGTCGTCCTGGGATGCCACGCCACGATCACTGACTCCAAAACGCGGAACACGATCGCGGCCGTCGTCGCAGACATCGGGCCAGCGACGCACCTGGGAGAGATGAGCATCGCGGCCGCGAAGGCGCTGGGACTCAACCACGACGCCAAAAACGGAGGATGCAGCGAGAAACGCTTCTTCTACACCTTCTACCCAAACCGGCCAGCGCACGGTTTCAAATTGCAGCCTCTAGGGTGAATCTACGATGAACCCTTACACCCCAGAAGAAGATTCAGAAGAAATCTGGGGGGATGCCTATCTCTCTGGACGAGCCAAATACAAAATCGGCCAGGAAGAACATGGCGGCGGATTCTGGACCGGCGGCGCTTCCTGGTATGCCGAAAGCTTGCGCGAGGAGGTGCTTGATTCCGTGGCCTATCTCCACCACCTACGCCGGCGCCTCGCTTCCATTCGATCCCTTGCCAGGCTCATGAGGGAGGATGACGCCATGACCTTGCCAATGGCTGCAACCATCCTGGAACACCTGGCCGGTTCTCACGCCCCGAAACCCATCACCACGAAGCACCATGACTAAAAAAACCACCACCGACTGGGGATCCGTAGCCCGCGATGCCAGGGAGCGCGCTTTCAGCGTCGAGGTCTCGGATTACAAGCGCCAGATCGAGTCTTATCAGAAACTTGTCGCGGAGCTGGAAAGCCAACTGGATGTCGTTTCCGCCCTTCAGTCAAAGAAAGCCAGCACCCGCACCATGAAGCCGGTCAACCTGGATTCTGGCGAGGCTATCGCGGTCTTGTGCGCTTCTGATTGGCACGTCGAGGAAACCGTCACCGCGGCCTCAACGAATGGCCTCAACGAATTCAATCTCAAGACCGCCGAGGACCGGATCCGCAAATTCTTCACGTCGGCCGTTCGCCTGGTAGAGATCCAGCGCGCAGGGTGCCAGATCGACCAGGCGCTCCTATGGCTTGGGGGTGACTTGATGAGTGGCTTCATCCATGAGGAGCTGCAAGAGACCAATGAGCTGACGCCGACAGAGACAATCCTATGGCTGCGCGATCAGCTCACCGAGGGGATCAATTACCTTCGAAAACACTTCGACGGGATCAAGGTGGTCTGCAACTACGGCAATCATGGACGGACCACAAAAAAGCCGCGCCACATGACGGGGTACAAGAACTCCTACGAATGGCTCCTGTATTCCATTCTCTCCGCACAGCTCGCAGGGGATGACCTCGAATGGGTAGTGGCCGACAGCTATCTCTCTTTCGTCCCTGTGTATGGCAAGACGATCCGGTTCCACCATGGTGACGGCCTGAAGTATCAAGGCGGCATCGGCGGCCTCACCATTCCCACTGAAAAGGCAATCGCTTCATGGAACAAAGCGAAAGTGGCAGACCTCGACGTATTTGGACACTGGCACACCCAACAGCAAAACCCCAAGTGGGTTAGCAACGGGAGCCTGGTCGGGTACAACGCCTATGCCGTTTCGATCAAGGCGGCCTATGAGCCCCCACAGCAGACCTTCTTCCTTTTTGACAAGCAGCGTGGCCGCACCATTACAGCACCGATCATCTTATGAAATGGAAAAAACACGTCCAAAAAATGAACGCCAAGGTCTATGCCTGGCCGTCCGGCTGGGATGATCAGGAGACCATTGCAAGCCAACTGGAATGCTCTCCGGAGCGCGTCAGGGAACACTTGGCCCCAGGCATCAGGGCCGGTGAAATCGAAGTCAAAACCTTCACGGTCTGGGATCCTCAAAATGAACGGAAGGTTCAGAAAACAGGCTTCCGAATCGTCAATAGATCGGAGAATCGACAAGATTTTGTCAAAACCGCCCCCAAAAGGGCCTCAAAACCCGCGCCAAAGGCCGGAATGAAGATCACGCGCCGCCTTTCCAAGAACAAGGAAGTCGGGCTGATCAAGAGGGTTTCCCTCAACTCCATGCTCATTGCCTGGCCCTCTGGCGAGAAATCCCATTCCCTTCGCGGAATCCGCCGCGGGGAATTGGCAATCGTTGATTAGTCCTCGATCCGGAACGAATCGCCGAGTTTGCGGGCCTTTGCCTTCATGGAGTAAAGGGGGCCCTTGGCAATCTCGCGGCCCTTGGCTGTCTTAAGGACCCACCCTACCCCCTCGCCTCGTGTGATGATATGCTTCACGGGGCCTGATTTTTTGGGGGGAGTCTTTGCCACAGAGCGCGCGGATAGCCCCTGGTCTCTTTTCTCCATCATGGCGACGAAGCCTTTCTCCTTGGCAATCTGCAGTCCGGCCTCCAGCGCGAGTCGAACAACCAAGGCTTCATCGAGATCGTTTTTTTCGCAGAGCTTCAGGGTCTCGCTTCGTAGCGCCGGGCTGATCCGGATCGTCACGCGCTCATTCAGGTCGGGTTTGTATTTCATGGCTAGTGTTGGTTTGGCTTGCCCCACATCACAAGAAGGACGCCAGGAAGAGCCAAGATCCCGGTGAGGATCCATTGGCAGAGATTCCACGGGGAGGCGATGCGCCAAAAAGAATTAACCCCTTGGGTGAAGAGAATCGCTAGCAGGCCGGAGACCACTACAAACGATAACAGGCCGATCCACGCCCAACCGAGAATGAAGCAAGCTTTTTTCATAGGTAGTCGCCTAGCCAGATGATCTTTTGCGGGTTGCTTTGGAGGTCGTGTTTGATTGCATTACAACGGGGGCATTCGAGTCCGCTAGGATGGTGACGACTTTTTCGCTCACCCCTTGGGAGGCAATCGCCTCCCGCATCAGCCATTCCATTTGTTTCGAAGCGCTGCGCCCCTGCTTGCGGGCATAGGCTTGGAACGCCTTCCAGACATCATCTTCCACAAGAATGGATGTCTTTGTCGCCATGGTTAAAGAGTAAAACATACCGCAAAGATACGCAACCGCTTTTTTCTTCTTGTCTGCGGTATATTTGCGGTATTTACTCGGTAGCGACGAAAAGATACGCAAATGCCCTATTGCAAAACCTCCCTCACGCTCGACCCAAAGCTGGTCAAGGAATGTCAGAAGATAGCCTTCAAAAACGATGTCTCGTTCTCTCGGTTCATGCGCGACCTGATGAGGAAGGCGGTCAAATCCCAACAGCGCACCTCCCAACGCGCCAAAAAGGCCGCCGATCTATGAAAACCCCAGGACTCGATTCCATCACCATCCTCGCGCCCCGCGGAACCCGCAAACTCCTCCAGGAGCTACGCGAATCATGCGGACTCACGACAGAGGATGTCTTCTCCCTCGGCCTTCGCTACATCGCCCTCAAAAACGCGCACGACATGAAGAAGTCGGCCGCAGCCGCCCAATCACCCTCGTTAACACCCCTAACCAAAGAAAACGCATGAACCTATCCCAATTCATCCTCGTCCTTGGCGCCTGCCTGTGCGCCTTCCTAATCGGCCGGCTCTCGGCCGTCGCATTCACGAAGCCCGAAAACGACGACGAATAATGGAACTCTACGAATTCCTGAACGCACGCAAACGCGGCGTCTATTCCACCCGAAAGGAACGCATGGATCGCGTTTTCCGACGCCTCAAACTCAAAAAGCGTATCTCAGCCAAGCTCTCCGCCATGCAAAAGGGATCCCTCCAGGGCAATGCCCAGGCAGCCCGCCGCCGCCAGGAGCGCGCCGAACACGGCCGGATCCTAACCCCTCTTCACTACCCCGTATCAGTATAAACCAACCCAAACTCGTCCCCAATATGTCCACCCAACTCGCAACCCGTGAATCCGCCGACCTTCGCCTGATCATTCAGAGCGACAAAATCCGCGAACAACTCGTGAGCGCCCTCCCCAGGGCCTACTCCCCCGACCAGTTCACCGTCATCGTCAGAACGGCCCTCAATCGCAACCCGAAGCTGATGGAATGCGATCAGGCCTCATTCTTGACGGCCATGCTCACCGCCGCCCAGATGGGAATCGCCCCGGACGGCCGCAACGGCCACCTGATCCCCCGCTGGAATAAGCGCACCGGCAAGATGGAGGCCCAGTTCCAGCCCGACTACAAGGGCCTGGTCCGCCTGGTCCGCCAGAACGAGAATGTTTCCAGCATCTACGCGGAGCCGGTTCACGAAAACGACACCTTCGAGATCAAGAAGGGCCTCCACCGCGACCTCATCCATGAGGTAAACATCCGCGCCCCACGCGGGGAATTCATCGGAGTCTACGCTGTCATCGCCTACAAGGACGGCAACAATGATTTTGACTTCATGGCAAAGGAGGAGATTGAAGCCATCCGCCGACGCAGCCAATCGCCGGACGCCGGCCCATGGCAGACCGATTACTCGGAAATGGCGAAGAAGACGGTCATTAAGCGCCTCCTGAAACTGGCGGACCTTTCTCCGGAGACCCACGACCGCATCTCCCATGATCCGGAACTTCAATCCATTACCATCTCTAGCGCAGCGCCGGCCACCAAACATGAGGAACCCCTTCCCGCCCTGGCCGCTCCCGCTGAAGAGGAGAAACCCACCGCACCCAAGAAGGAGCGCAAGAAGGCCGCAAAGGAAGAGCCCCAGGAAGAAGCCCCCGCCGTTGACGTGGAGTTTGTCCAGGAGGAGCAGGCCGAGGCCCCGCGGAATAGCGACCTCGAAATCATCATGGCAAAGCTGGCCGAGATTAACCGCGAGGAGAAAGACCTGGTTGCCCTCTGTGTCGCCGAAAAATGGATCAAGCAGGGCCAGGGGCTCGACAGTCTCACCGAGCAGGCCAAGAAATCCATCCTGGAATACTGGGGGGAAATCGAGAAGGCGCTTGCCTAATCTGACAGCGAATCGCTGCCATGGAATACACAATCGCCATCACGCGCCACCCCCAAGGGGGGCAAGCCGACGAGCCGATTTACTTGCGCCGTTTCGACGACTCCAACACGCCGGCAATCGCCCTCGATGTTGAAGGTGTCTTTGGAGACATCGAGGAGGAGTCCAACCGGGAGCCGATTTCAGAACAATGAGCGGAACTACCTACAGCATGGCCCCGGAGCCATTAGTCGAACTATGTAGGGAGATCATCCAGCGCTGGCATCCCGACCTGGATAGCGCCGACGCCAAGGTGGACATCCTCCTGGCATTCCGTGACCCAGAAAAGGAAGCGCCGGCCCTCTCCAAAGAGGGGCACCGCATCCTGGGAACATCCAAGATCCTTTCACTCAAGGACCGAGTGAAGGGTATGGGAGACTGCGAAATCGTCCTGGACGGCGATGAGTGGTCAGCCATGACGGACGCTCACAAGGAGGCCCTGATCGACCATCAGCTCGAACACTTCGAGGTAAAGCGAGACAAGGATGGATCCTTCATCTTCGACGACCTGAACCGTCCGGTCCTGAAGATGCGCCCCCATGACCGCGTGATCCGGATGTACGACTCGATCATCGCCCGTCACAGGGAAACCTCCCTGGAAATGCGCCAGCTACGCCTCGCCATGAGCGGGGGCCAAACAGAATGAACCGCCTCTTGAATTACAAGGCCGCCAGGAAGTTGGCCCTGGAATCCTGCAAGGAATACGGGATCCCGGCCACCTTTGTCAGGAAGAGCTACCTCCGAAACATCGAGGGGAAGCTCCGGAACTTCATCATCCAATCAGCGCCCGCGGCAGTCGCCGATGGGAGGAAATCAATCAAGTAACCGTCAAATCACCAGTCTATGAAAATCAGTACAATCGCAGAACTCAACGAAGCAAAAAAGAGGATCGAGGAAATCGGATTCGATATTGAAGACCTCCGGGATGAGATCGCAGACCTCGAACGTGAAGAAGAGCGCACACAGAGGGAAATCGAGGCCTTTGAGAAGGGCCTAAACCAAGAGCGCGATTCCCTGGCGAAGCAACTCTGGGAAAGCATTCAGCGGCATTGGCAGCGCTACACCTGGACAGAGCAACAAATCGCCGCGCGCGCGGCCGAAGGAGAGGATCTTGTCGGAGAGGAGAAGCGCCGGTTCCGCCTCCTTTGCGCGATGGAACTGGGGGTCACGGTATGAACGCCGAGACGATCAAGGTGGAAATCCACCTAACCAAACGCCAGATCAAGGCCCTCTCCTTCCTTTACGGAAAGCCAAACGTCATGTCCCGAGAGGAAATCCGGAGCCTGGTAGTCGAGGCCTTCCAGGAAGACGTGAAACAGGCCGAGGAATCCTACCTCAAATTCAAGAAATCCAAACAACCCACACAATGAGCGAGACCATCATCCGAACCCTAACCAGCTCCTCCAACCTTCGCCAACGGGAGCTTTGCCCTGGATCGGCGGCCGCCGAGGAGGGAATCCCAGATACCCCCAATCCTTTCAGCGAAGAGGGAACCATGCTTCACGAGATGGACGGGGATAAGTCCCTCGACCGCTCCGCCCTCACCGAGGAGCAGCGCGAGACCCTGGAGCTGGCCGAACGCCTAGACCAGGAAATCTTTGATACGGTCCTCCAGGAATTACAGCTTCCGGCCGATGAGCCTTACAATGAAGAGCGCGAAATCGAGCGCTGGTTCAGGAGAGGATTCAAAACCCTGTTTGTCGGCCACTATGACCTTCAGCGTCATTATTACAACCAGGGTGCCATCGTCATCATCGACAAGAAATTCGGGCGCTCTCCGGTCAACAATGCACAAGAGAACAGGCAGCTCATGAGCTACGCCGTCATGCTCGGTGAAATCTGGGACGTGGACCAACTGTTTGTTGCGGTGAACCAGCCCAGGCTCTCCAAGGAGCAGCGCGTTTCGATTGCCCGCTACGATCGCGCTTCTATCAAGGCCGCAAAGGAGCTGATCATCCGGATCTACGACGGAGCCCACAATGAGGACGGATCCCCGCGGAAGGATGCTCCCAGGATCGCCGGAGAGGAGCAATGCAAGTGGTGTAAGGCCAAACTCCAATGCGATGCCTACCGCGCCAAGTACGCAGTCCTGGAGGAATTTTCCAAGGATCCCAAGGAGCTTTTCGTGGAGAAGCTGTCGGCGCTGACCGATGAACAACTCGATCAGGTTTTCGTGGCAATCAAGTTTGCCGGGATGATCGAGGATACAGCCAAAGAAGAGATCCTGAAGCGCATGGAGGCCGGAGGCATGACCAACTACGTCAGAGGAAATGCCGGATCGACGACAACCATCACCGACAACGAGCGCGCCCTCCTGATCCTGGAAGACATGGGGCTTCCTCCTCACAAGATCCGCCGGCCGCTCACCAATGAAGACCTCACGAAGGTCATCCGGACGACCAAGGACATCACCGAGAAGGAAGCCAAGGCGCTTCTGAAATCGGCCCTGGAGCCGGTCAGCGTCGTGAAGCCCAAGGCCCCCTCCCTATCCAGGAAATCAGCTCCCCTCTCCCTGCAATGATCCTGGGAATCGACAACGGCATCTCCGGCGCCCTGGTCTTCATGACCGACGACGGACAACTCGGACCCATGAGCGTCATGCCCATTCAGAAGTCCCGAAAAGGGAACGAGCTGAATGTCTTTGCAATCTGGGAATTCATCCGGACGACCTGGGAATATATCGACCCGGAGGAGCTTGTCGTCACCATCGAGGAGCCAGGCGGATCCAAGAGCGCAAGCGCCGCGGCATCCATGTCCGGATCATTCCACGCCCTTCGAGCCCTTTGCCAGGTCAAGGGGCTGCCGATCCATCGGATTACGCCGGTTTCCTGGCAGAAGAAGATGATCCCAGGCAAGGCCGGCGACACCAAGGCCCTCGCCCTCACCAAGGCGCGCGAGCTTTGGCCCCAGGAATCCTTCCTGGCGTCCCCCCGCTGCACGAAACCCCACGATGGACTGATCGACGCCGCGCTCATCGCTGAATTTACCCGCCTGCACCTTCTATGAAGCACTCCGTCATCATGCGCGAAAGGCGCGGAGCCATCGGGATCGAGGAAGCCGAAGCCATCCTGGGAGGCCCCCAGATGCTCGACTACTCCAGGAAAGCCGGTTGGCTTTGCCCCAAGATCCAGGGAAACCGCCTTACCCTTTTCGATTACGACGAGGCGCTGGCTTGCTGGAAGCGGATTTGCCTAGAGGGCTTTGACGCTTTGAAGACTGCGGCTTTCGAGGCGAGGAAAAAGAATGAAGAGCGTTGATAGCCTCATCCCCTTCCTTGAAATGGAGGTAATGCCGTTCCGTGACCCGCGGATCGTCTCCCATCCACTCGCTGATCTTTGCCAGGCTCTCCCCGGCAATAGCGAGAAGGGAGCCGAAGGTATGGCGCATGATATGGGGGGTCAACCAGTCAAGACTCTCGCCAATTTCCGACCCGACGTGATCGACATAGCGCCGGAAGGGAACAATGAAATCGTACCTGTAGCGCGACTTTCCGCGGGTCTTCTTGGGAGCAATGCAGAAATCCCCTTCCATGGAGTACTTCTTCAGGAAGGAAAGGAAGACATCCGTGAGGGGGATGGATCGGGCCTCCCTGTCTTTAGGCCTGAAGGTTTCTGTGGCACTCACGCGAAGGGAGCGGGAAGACGCATTGAACCACGCCGGCCGCGCCTCAATAATCTCGTTTCTCCGGAGCCCCGCCTCAAATCCGCAATGGAGAACAAAAGCTATCTCTCGTGCCTGGTCTCGCTTCATCACTTCCGCGGGGATCTTCTTCCAAGCGCAGAGCAGCGCATCCCGCAGCTCCGGCTTGCAGTAGTCTTCCTTGGTACCGTAATCCCATCGCGCCATGCTGATGCCCTCGACGGGATTGGCCGCAATGGCCTTGCGCTCTTTGTGCAGCCAGGAGAAGAAGCTCCGGAGGCACATCATGTAGCCCTGGACGGTGGATTCCTTTACTTGTTCGCCGGATCGGGTAACGCGCTTGCGCTCCTCATCGTAGAATTTCTGGATGTCTTTTTTGCCAACCTTGGAGATGGAGGAATTTTCCCCGATCCACTTTGCGAAGCGCTTCAGGGTCAGTTTTTTGTTTTCAGCGGAGAAGCGGGAGAACTCGTTCCGGTTCAGCTTGAAGGCGATAAAGGCCTCGATTTCTGCCAACCAGGTTCCAGAAATTGCCAACTCGGGAGCATCGACAACCTCCAAGGCTTTCACAATCGCCTCGTTTTCATCCTTGGTTTCCAGGGCTACGGTCTTGCGAACCCCGTCCCTCATTCGGGAAAAATACCAGAAGCCGTTCTTGTGTCTCCAGAGTCCGCGTACCAGTCGTGCCATGAATCAAGTTGGCAATCCGGTTGGCAATTTGTCAAATCCGTATGGACTTGCATGGCTCCCTACAGAGTAGGGAGTGGAGCGGGCGAAGGGATTCGAACCCTCGACATCAACCTTGGCAAGGTTTCTGCCCGCCTCTGTAGGTTGGTAATTCTGGTTGGTAATTTATCCTTTTACGGGCCTGACCTGGCCCATCTGCCCGTAACCAACCAAGGGCCAATCAACACACCATAATTATATGAGTGAAGACACCAACGTAGAAACGCCGGCCGAGCAGGCCGCTCCCGAAACCCTCGACGCCGCCCCCCAGGAGGCAGCCCCCGAGACACCCAACCCGACTCCCGTGGATCCAGCTCCGGCTCCCCAGGAGGCACAGGCAACCCCGGCCCCCGCAAAGGAAGACCTCATCGCCAAGGCCGAGGAATTCCTGGCAAAGGTCGGGCACTTCGCCAGCTTCGAGCTGAAGGAAGCCGCCGATCACATCCGGGCCCTCGTGACCCATATCAAGCTGTAACGACCATGGAAGAAGATATTGAGGCTGGAATCGTTGCCAACAAAGAGCTTCGCGTCGGAATCGACGCCCTGCTTCAGAAGGCAAAGGAACTCCCTGCCAGCAGGGAGCGCAGCCTGGGAATTACCAAGCTCCAGGAGGCAGTTATGTGGTTCGGCATGGACCTAAAGCGTCTCAACGACGGCCGCACCTGCTACCCCGAGAGCTACAACCCCAGCAACACGATCGTCGAGCCCTGCGCCGATGGTTTAAAGCTCTGATGAACTTCTCCCGCTGCACCGAAATAGAAGGGATGGCCGCAACTGTGCAGGAAGGCACGGCCCGAAAGAGCGTTTTCGTAACTGCGCGGAACCAGCCGCTATAGCGCTCATCACTAGGTGACAGCCGGGAAAGACCGGCACCAATTTATGAACCTACGAGACTACCAAATTCCAGCCGTCGAAGCCCTGGTGAGAACTCACCGCGGGATTGTAAAATCCCCAGCCGGCAGCGGGAAGACCATCATCGGAGCCGCCGCCCTGCAAAAGGCGGGATTCATCACCGGCCCGATAGGCTTGGCACGATTCGCCTGGGTAGCCAACACCACCGAGCAGGTTGAACAGGGCCGCAGAGCCGTTGACCTATTCCCATGGTGGGGCGCGCGCAACTTGGATTTCTTCTGCTACGCAGGGTGCCCCTCCCTAGAAGGGTACGCCCTGGTCATCCTGGATGAATGCCACCACATTGCAGCCCCGGAACATCGAAAGATCCTTACCCATCACCAGGGAGCCCGATGGGGTCTTTCCGCCACACCAGACCGCGCCGACGCCTTGAGAGATGACGTTTACAGGCTCATCGGCCCGATCGTCCATGAGGTTGAAAGGGCTCCCTTGGTAGAAGCCGGACAGATCACCGAGGCCCGCGTCCTCATTCACTCCCCCAATTTCAAGAGCGAGATGGAGAAGGCTATCTATGACGCAGCCTACCCTGTCATTGAGGAGAGAAAAAAGAAGTGGCCGTTCCTTTTCCGCACCAAGAGCGGAGCGGATGAGCAGAAAAGCCGCGCAATCTGGCAGGCCGCCCTGGACCTGGGAGTTGAAAAGAACCAGAAGAAGAACACGTTCGTCGTTGATCTAGCCACCAAGCACACCACCGCGGGCGATTCCGTTCTCATCCTGGTCGGCAAGATCGACCACGGCCAGGCCCTAGCCGCCCTCATCCCGGGAGCCGAAATGGTTTTTTCCAAAATGGGAGCCAAGAAGCGCCGGGATGCCATTGCCCGATTCGCCTCCGGGGATCTCCGTTGCATGATTGCAACGTCCCTGGCAGACGAGGGCCTTGACGTTCCCAGGGCGAATGTCTTGATCCAGGTATCGGCCGGCCGCAGCGCCGCCAAGGCAGAACAGCGCACAGGCCGCGTTCTCCGAGCTTTCCACGACGCCCACACGGGATCTTCAAAATCCCATGGAACAATCCATGACTTTTCCGATGTCCATCACTACTTTCTTGCGGCACAATCGCGGCAGCGAATCGCCGTCTATCGCCGTCTAGGTTACAACGTCACCATTCTATGATTCCCATCCACATCGAACTGACCCTCTGCACCCCCACGGGGCCGGCAGGAACAAGGCTAGAGCGCTCCGTCCCGCTACCTATCAAGCAATTCAGCTTCCCGGATACGCCGGAGGGACGCGTTGACGCCGAGCGCGCGCGCGACCTTCTCCAGTCCTATGTCAATAAGCACATCGTCCCGAAGGCAAAATGAACGGGCTTCGTTTTGCACTCAAGGCAGGCGCGTCTACAGACTCGGACGACATTCCTCCGGAACAACGCCAAGAGCCCGCGCCATTACAGCGCACACCAAGCGAACCGGCCCCGCGGCTGGCCCCAGCCAGGCAGCGGAAGGCAGAACCACAGGAGGATGCCCTCCCCGCTAGCCCTGACGCTGAAAAGGCCGTCCTCTCGTCCATCCTTCAGGCGCCGCGGCCATCCATGGCCGTTGCTGCCGAGCAGATTGACGAACGCGATTTCCACATCCCGGCTCACAAGACCGTTTTCTCAACGATCTTCAACCTATGGAACCAGGGAAAGGCCGTTGATCTCGTCACAGTAACCCAGGAACTCCTCGACGCTGGGAGGCTCGAAAGCGTCGGAGGCCCTGGAGCCATTGCAGACCTTCAGTTCTTTGTCCCGACAGCTACCAACATCGAGCAGTACATTTCGACGATCCGTGAAAAGCAGACGGCGAGGCAGCTCCTCGAACTCACCCAGGAGATTGCCAGGGAGGCCAAGGCCCCAAAGGCAGACCTCCCATCGCTCCTCGACTGCGCCCAGACCAAGCTCAAGGCGATAGGAAAGGGAAAAGCCGGGAGGCTTCCGGCCCTCGATGACATGAGCCAGCTCATCGGTGAAAATCTCCCAAGCCCGCCGCCGGAACTCGTCCAGGGATTCCTGCACCGCGGATCCAAGCTCATCATCGGAGGCACATCCAAGGGGAGAAAGACATTCTCCCTAATGGACTTGGGGATCAGCGTGGCAACCGGCACTCCCTGGTGGGGAAACCCAACAGCCAAGGGGAAGGTTTGCTATATCAACTTCGAGATTCAGCGCGCCTTCTTTGCCAAGCGTTTCGGGGATATTTGCACTGCCAAGGGGGTCACCCCGGAGCGCGGGATGTTCCAATGCTGGACGCTCCGCGGCCTGGTGGACGGCATCGAAAAAATGTCGGAGGACATTATCAAGCGCCTCCTGGAAGAGGATTACTATCTCATCATCTTCGATCCCATTTACAAGGCCCTGGGAGATCGAGACGAGAACAAGGCCGGCGACGTTGCCTCCATGCTCAATGAGCTGGAAGCCATCGCGGTCAAGACCGGCGCTGCCATCGCTTTCGGAGCCCACTACTCCAAGGGGAACCAGGCAGCAAAGGACAGCATGGACCGAATCGGAGGATCCGGAGTCTTTGCCCGAGATCCCGACGCGATTCTGACAATGACCCCTCACACCCTGGAGGAGCATTTCACGATCGACGCCACGCTCCGCAACTTCGCCCCCCAGGATCCGTTTGTTGTCCGCTGGAATTGGCCCCTCTTCCACCGCGAAGAGGCCGTTGATCCAACCGATCTCAAGCAGCCGAAGACGGCAGCCGGGAAGGGCGCCAACAGCGGCCAGTTCCCCGACAAGTATAAGCCCGATGACATCATCGAGGCCCTGAAAGCAACAGTCGGCGGCCGTAAGCCCAGTGAGCTTCTCCGCTACATGAAGGAGCAGACAGGAATGAGCAATCCCACGTTCTGGCGCCTTTGGGGGGAGGTCAAGAAATCCCCGTTTGTCCAGGTTGACAATAACACCGGGCGCTACAGCCACATCGAAACTTATCCACCCACCCAACAATGAAACTACTCCGCCGAATCTGGAGCGCCTACGTCAAGGCCGTAGGCCTATGCCCCTCCTGCTACAGCGTTCTTGAGAAGAACTTCCTGAATATCCGTAGCTGCCCCAAATGCAATCACCCGTAACAACAAACCCAACCAACATCATGAAAATAGTTAATATCGACGTGACCCTCTTGGATAAATCCAAGTTCAAATCAGTAATCCGTAAGAAGACCGGCAATAAAGCCATTTTCTGCGATCTCGTCCTCTTCGATTCCAAAACCGAAGAGTGGGACGGGTATATCAAGCAATCCCTCACCAAGGAGGAGCGGGCAGCCAAGGTTCAATCCCCAATCGTCGGGAATTGGCGCGAAGTGGTCCAGCGCGACCAGCCGGACCGCAATGAGCCCCAGCGCCATCACGGCGAAGGCGATGGAATCCCTTTCTAAAAGAGGCATTGCCATGACACCTCAAGAATATTGGTCTAGCGAGGGGATCCGTTTTTTGAATCCCGACGGGACAATTCCCGATACGGAACAACGCGTCAAAGGCGCTTTTGCCAGGGGGTTCGAGGAGGGCTGTAGTGTTGCCACGGGAAATACCAAGAAGTTTCCAATCTGGGCCACCCTTCTCATCATCGCCGCACCGTGGGCTTCCCTGTACCTGGTCATCCATATTGCCGGATGCCATGCCTCCGCATTGAGATGAAAAAGGCTCAGTCTAAATACGGCCCCCTCTGTAGGGGCGATTGGAACCAGGATAAAACAAAGCGCTTCTGGGGCTACTTGAAAGGAAGGGAAATGTGGGTCAGCCCTAAACAATACGAATGGGGGGCTTGGTGGAAATGAATACTGATATGAACCCCGATACTAACAACGAGGTAGAAAGCTACCTAGTATCCCATTCTGGATGGTTTTTGTTTTGCCCTATTTACTGGAGCGAACAAGAAAACTGCGCGGTCGTACGAAATGTTCCTTGGTGGCTTTTTGATCTAGCCCTTGAAGTCCAGCAATTCCGCAACTGGTGTTTGTCGTGGCTTGGCTACGAGGGCGGTTTCCCGTTCCGATTAAAGCCTATTCACCCCAAAGTCATAACAACAAAACAATTCTTGAAACTACAATAGTAAAATGAACCCCGACACCACACCAACGCCACGCTGGGAAATTAAAATGTCTGAAGATGGGCATCACTACCTTTGGGATGACCGCAAGTACGACAACTACGATTTGGGATCGCTTTGCCGTATCCTCAACGAATACGAAGACAAAACCAACGAGGTCGCAAGGCTTCGTGAGGAACTTGATCGCTTTAAACGAGGATGCCAAGGCTCCTGCTACGCTTGTGAACCAGTCGGAGAAATGAATCTCAAACTAGAAGCCGAGGTTGCAAGGCTCCGTGAGCTTCTGAACCGAGCGATTCTATTGTTAAGAGAATACAACATGGCTGAAGCGTTGGCACTAGAAGCCCAACTCACCCCCGCGCCAGAGGAACCCAACCAACTAACCAAATGACCGCCCCCGAAAACTGCCCTCACTGCGGGAGTGAACAAATTGAAATGAAGCATTTTGCAGGCCGCGTAATGTCTTGCGGTCTAGCACTTGCCTTTGACGGCCATGCGATTGCCAGAACCGACCTCTGCCGCGAGCGCGAGGCGAGGCAGAAGGCGGAGGCTGAAGTTAAAAGGCTCAAGGATATTATCTTGGGAGGTGATTTTATCGAAGCTGGATTTTATCACACTCCAAGTTTTCAGGCTGGCTTTGATCAAGCAAAGTGGGCCGCTCAAAACGAGTGGTACACTAAGTATAAGGAAGAAAGGTCTAAACTGGAGGATCTTTATGGGAATCTTAAAGAGGAGAACCAGAAGCTCCGCGAGCTGCTGGAGAGGCTGTTTTCGGCAGGAGTAGGGCGTATGAAAATAGAAGACTGGAGAAAACTTCACGCAGAATATGAACAACTCAACCAACTAACCAAATGAACACCGAAACCACACACTCCGAAACTGGAGAGGGAAAGCATTCTCTCGCAGACTTCACGATAAACAGACTTCACGACGCTCTTGAAATCGCCAACAAGTCTGCCGACGACCAGATGTTCCAGAAGCGAGAAGCAGAGAACGAGGTCGCAAGGCTCAGGGAGCTTCTGAACAAGGTAGAACAATCTGCAAATCATTGGGAGGCCGAAGCCTTACGCTGCAAGAACTCAGACTATTGGCATGACCTTGCCGTGAAAGCCGAAGCCGCACTCGTACCCGCGCCAGAGGAATCCGTGAGCTATCCAACATGCTCCTATTGCGGCGAGCGCGTCTTTCATAACGTGCCGCGACTCGGGGACGCTGGCGGTTTCATCCACGAAGGGAATAAGGAGTGTCCAGCGCGGAAAGGGTGCGAGCATAAGCACTGCGAGCAAATAGGAAATGGAACCTATTGCAAGGCGTGTGGAGAAGCAGTTCAGAGCGAAGTTAAACCCGAATGGCGAGAGTTCACCCACACAAAAGAGCTTGTCCAGCGGGGGGACGAATCATCCACTTTTGAAATCGAACGGTGGGAAGATGTATCTGGGTATTGGCAAGGCAAGCCAGCAAACATATTTAACCGCCGCTTCCGCACCCGCCGCCCGTTGCCAATGATGATAAGCGTCCCATGCAAAATATGCGGGAAAGACAGCGGGTCTTCATACCTATCAACTAATCCTCCGGAAATGCGGTCTGATGACGCGACTTGTCCGGACTGCGTGAAAATATACAGAGGATTCCCTGAACCATCGGATGAGATGCCGCTGGAAAGAGAGCTGGCTTTCCTAGAAAGCAAAATACACCACGACGGAGGACTAATCACAAGCATGGTTCCAGCAGGCCCAGAGATCGCCAACTGTCTCCGCTACCTCCGCGACCAAATTGAAATCCTCAATCGAAGGGTGGGGGGTGTTCGATGATCGCCATCGTCAACATCGGAGGGGGAGACCCCAACGACATCCTGGGAGAACGAATCTACGAGGTCCGGATCAACCGCGAAGTCATTGCCACCTTCACCCACCGCCGCGGAGATGGTCTAGGCGTCTGCCTCCAAAAGGCCGCCAATGCCGTCGAAGCAAAGAGGTGGAAGAAGATCGACCAATTCCTAATCAGCCAAAACCCTGAATTATGAGGCTCTTCGTCTGGAATCAAATCCTCTTGAGCGGAAACATCTCCACTAGCTGCGGCTATCAATTGGAGATGGATGAATCCCTTCATCGCAAATACCAGAAAGGTATCTGCCCAGCTTGCAATCGCCACATAGCCAAAAAACAACCCAATCCCGACGGAAAAACCTTCAGCTTTGTTCCCAAGGGAGACACCACCAACCAACCACCCATCATGAGTAACGACGTAGATAAATGCCTGGATACCCTCCTCGAAGTCATGAAGGAGCGCGATACCTGGCGAGCAATCGCCAAGGATCTTGCAGAGACCGGTACCGCCATCATCGGAAAGGCCCAGAACCACCCAGGCGTCCCAAAAGTAGCCTTATCCCTCTGGATGGATGCTTTCGCCGCCTATGATCAGGCTGCACAATCTGACAGCGATTCGCTGCCCATCTACCCCCAGGCAGAGCCTCCATGCGCCCTACCCCAATAAAACCCAAGACCATCCCCTTCATTGATCGGGACGGCCGCATCATGCAGATCCCGGCCAACTGGACCATCAAGCGCGCCATGAAGGCCGGTTTCCATTCCTTCCGCCTCCTCCCGGCCGGCACACCCCTCAAGAAGAACGAGTGGAGAAACCTATGAGCAAGCAGTTCCACATCCTGGAAATGCCTCCCCATGGGAATTTCATGATCCGGGCAGTCAAGAATAGCGAGACCTGGGACGTGACGATTTTCCTGCCTTCCCAGGACCTCCCAACCGGCGACTCTTCCGTCATCCTCAACGACTGGATGGAATCAATCTTCAATCAGCTTGCAGGGGCATCCAATGATGACGCGAAGATAAAAATCAAGAGTGAGAAAATTGATTAAAATAAAAATTAAAAATAATTAACTTAATATGAATCAGACCAATTCACTATCACGGAACTATCACGGTTTTACTATCATGGGCCGTGATAGTACTCTCACGGACTCACTATCACGGGGGTATACTACGTATACTACCCCCCGTGATAGTGAATGGGATTCCGTCCGTAAGGAGTACTAGTCACTATCACAGCGCTTGAGAGTGAGAGCAAACAAATCACCAAGCTACTTAATATGGACAACCTGCGATCATCACTAAATAACGTAAGTGAGGGGGAACAATTAACGGACCAGATGGGCTTCGCGCGCGCAACGTGCCCCCCGGAATCCGCCCCCGATTTCTCCGCCTCCGAGGCAAAGCTGTCCCAGGCGATCAAGGACGAGCCCGCGGTAAGGAAGGTCGTCCGGCGGTCCGCAAGGCTGGCAGACCTCATCACCGACGACGACAGGGTGAGAGCCAAGGAAGTTATCCGAGACGCGATGGAGGCAACCACCAGGATCTACGACGGTAAAGCCAAGGCTCTCGACATCCAGCCGGACCACAAGACCCGATTAGCGGCAGCCACCCTGCAACTCGCCTACGACGAGGGAACGCCGGTGAAGCGCTCCGTCTCGATCAGCGCCGACTTCCGTTCCGCTGATGAGATCGTGAAAGCGATCCAGGCATCACCGGAGGCGTCCCGGGCCCTGGCAGCGCTTTCCGGACTGGGTATTCGCCTGGAGGCAGAGGGGGAGATCATTAACATAATACCGGAAAATGTTAAAACTGGTCAGAATGGAACAGAGGAGCCGGAATCTTGACCGAGCAACATTCTTAACCGCTGAATAAAAAAAGTTAAGAAAACTCATTGACGGTTCCTTCGGTCGATCCGTAGGGGCTAGTGTGAAGACACCAAACGAAATCGAGGGAGCGATCCCCACCGCACTAGGCATCATCCACATCTACGAGCGGCAGAACTACGGAGCCCCGGCGATCTATGCGACCGGGGAACACGCCGAATCCATCCGGAGACTCACTGTCCGGAAGACCCTCACCCATGGCGACATCAAGGCCCTCAAGGCCCTGGGATTTACCTTCGAGGTGATCCTGGATCCGCAAAGCACGGCCGGCAGCCTGGCCGCACTCGTCGCCTAACCCCAAAACTAGAACACCCCAAGAAGCCACCCAAGAGCCCCGCCAGCAGCGCCGACCACCGCCGGCAAGGTGGCGACAGCGAAAGGCTGTCGCCGACGCGATAGCGGGGCAATAAGCGAGAAAATCCAACATGAACACTTTAAGATCAATCCTCCATCAGAGTAATCCCCCGGAAATCATCCCCTTCAAGGTGAAGGGTCCGACCAGCAAGACGAAAGCCTTGGAGGCGCTACTGACCCGTGACGAGATCGCGGCGATGCTGAAGGCCGGCAAGGATGCCAAGGATAAGGCGATCCTCTGCCTGGGAATCATCGGCCTTCGAGCCGGGGAGATCGGAGCCTGTCACCCTGACTGGGTGGACCTCTCGACCAGGACGATCCGGATACCGGCGAAGGTAGCCAAGCGGGACAAGACCCGAGTGGTCCCCTTCGGAGCGATTCCCCTGGTGGCGGACGTGCTGCGGGCCTTCTTCTGTCTCAGCAATGAGGGGGTGGACCTTTCCCGCGTCCAGGTATGGAACAGGGTGAAAGCCATGGCAACCAGGGCAGGGATCACCCATCCGGTGACACCGCATGGGCTCCGGGCTACAGGGGCAACACTCATGGCCGCGGCCGGCTACTCGATCACGGGGCTACAGGCACACTTCGGGTGGAGCAGCCTCAAGACCGCGGAGCATTACATCCAGGCGAGCGGGGCCAGCGCGATGAGCGACATGGAGCGCTGCGGAGGGAGGGTGTTGTGAACGAATCTGAGCACCTTCCTGATCGCATCCTCCGGGAGGCGCTGGATCACCTGGTTGACTCGCTCCCCACCGCGCGCCTGAAGGCCGTCATCCGGATGAGGTACTTCGAGGAGATGACATTGACCTCGATCGGGAGGGTGATATGCCCGGGGAGGGTATACAGCACCGAGCGGGTGAGGCAGATTATCGGCAAGGCTCATCGGCTGATGAGGCATCCTAGCGCGTTGAAGTCGGCAGGGTTTACGGAGGAGGCCGACGCCATCCTTAAGGCTAGTATGCCATCGCCGGAACTGGTGGAAGTCCAGGAGCCGGAGGCGGTGGTCTCGCTGGAATCGGTATCCCCTCCAGGGTTCAAGGCCGAATGGGGGCAATCCCCACCCAAGAGAAAGAAGCGGGCCCAGGCAATCCCCGAAAGGAAGCCCAAGGAGTTTTGTCTTTCCGACTGGGGTATCAGCAGCCTGAAGCGCAATGGTCTTGGATTCCGGTGCGGGATTCCCTACGCAGTTCCCAAGTATATCGCCAAGTGTGATCATTGCGGGAGGGTCTATATGTTCGAGTTTCTGACATTCTTCAGGTTCACGATGCAATGCACATCAAATTGCAAGGTGGATGAGAGCAACCCTAGCGTGTATGCCGCCTCGGAGTGGATAGCCCGGGAGCAATGTTCGATCAGGCATTCTGATTGATGCCTTGACAGCGATTCGCTGACGGGGTAGGCCTTCGGCCATGTCCCCTACTACTGATGTCGTAATCGCTTCCTACCGGGAGGATCTTCGCTGGCTCAAGTGGCTTCCCTCTTCCTGGCGTCCCGTGGTCTATTGCACCGACGAGGAAAGGAGAGACCTCCCGGACGGGACGACACTCTTGCCGAATACGGCGAGGGAGGCCGGGCAATACCTTTACCATCTGGCAACTTGGTATGATGACCTGGCCGACGTGACGCTGTTCCTCCAGGGAGGGCCTTGGCATCACGGGGCCTCCGTTTTGGTGGATACGATCCTGAACGAATCTCTCCCCCACCCCATTTGCTACCTGGGGGCCCATGCTCCCAATAAGGCGACGGCGCACAAACCTCACTTTGACCAAGCCAAGGCGATCCTCCGAAAAGCCTACGGCGCTATCGGGCGTGAAGGGGATACCGGCGCGGCGATCCCGTTCAGCGTCGGGGCGCAGTTCTATGTACGGCGTGAGGTAGTCCACGCACTCCCGCAAGAGTTTTACCAGCGCCTTCTTGAAGCCACCGCGGAGGAGGACACCCAGCCAGGATTCGCGCACATGATGGAGGCGAATTGGGGGTGTGCGTTTGAGTGGCAATCCTTTTTCAAATGAGTACCCGAATCCACATTCAAGCCAACCAGTCACCGGAGGGTGGCGTAGCCGTCTTCATCTACGATCAGCCAGGGAAGGGAGAGCAGCTTCGGCCGGCGAAGAAGATTGAGTTTTGCAAGAAGCCGTTGCCGGTAGGGACGGTTCTCGACATGGCGGCGCACATTGCCAACGCGGATGCCCAGGTGCTTTTTGATGAGCTATGGAAAGCAGGGTTTCGGCCGCAGGGGCATGAGACGGAAGTTGTGATGACGACGGCCGTGGAGAAAGCCAAGGATGCCCACATGGCGGACCTCAAGGAGATCACCCTCAAATGCCTAGCATCGGTATTGAAGAGCTGATCCGGGTTAACCCTGGAATCTGGCTGGAGAGCTTCGGTCGCATCCGCGACGTGAAGGGGCGCAATATCAAGCCCCGGCTAAATGTTCTCCAGCGCCGATTTAATGCGCTCTATATTTCCCGTTTCCTGGCGGGGAAGCCCTTGCGTGGAATCCTGGTGAAGCCCCGTAAGCGCGGGGCCTCTACGATTGTTGGGGCAGCTCACTATCACCAGCTCATGAATTTCCGGCATGAGGGGGTCATCATCGGGGACAAGCTGGATACGAGCGACATCGTGTTCCGCATGATGCAGAACTACGCCGAGACGGACGGCTTCAGGGGAAAGTGGGGAAGCCCCGTGACCTCGACGACGGAGAAGATGACCTTCGAGCATGGGAGTCTCTTGACCCAGGCGACGGCAAGAGGAAAGGCCACGGTCCGCGGATTGACTCCCCAGTTCATCCATGGAACGGAGGCGGCGCATTGGGAGAATCCCGAGGACACGATGGATGCAGCGCTTAATGCCATTCCTGATTCAGGCTTCAACGTCGTTTTGCTGGAATCGACGCCGTTTGGAACGGAAGGGCCTTTTTACAACACATGGCAGGGCGGGAGGTGGCCGAGCGCCGGCGAATGTCCGGACGGAGAGCTTTATTGGAAACAATGGGAAGCGCTTTGCCCGGACCAACCCCATGATGCCAGCGGCCTTTCAGGGGATTACTTCGTGAGGATCTTTGCTGCTTGGTATGAATTCGAGGATTCGCGCGTGAAGCTGACCCCGGAGCAGAAGGAGGAAATCAAGCGGACGCTCGACGCGGAGAGTTGGTATGCCGGCGAGAAGCGCCTCCTGGACCTCTACTTGAACGACGGTCCGGCGGGTCCACGCCTTGGGAAGGAAGTGACCGATTGCGATGTCTGGGAGCAACTTGCCTGGCGCCGGCTTACGATTAAGACGAAATGCCGGGCCAGCACTCGCATTTTCGAGGAAGAGCATCCCGCGGATCCCCATAGTTGCTTCACATCGAGCGGCCGGAGGGTGTTCGATGAGGACGCGCTGACCCACATCCAGCTTTTGTGCCGGACCACTCCCGACTGGGGGAACGTGGATGATTCCAAGGAGCGGGCAATCTGGCAGCCTACGGGGGCCGATGGAGCGACAGTCTGGAGATGGGAGGCGCCTAAATTGGGATGCCGCTACCTCATGAGCGTGGATTTGGCGGAAGGCGAGGATCAGACCAAGGGGGACGATCCCGACGCGCATAGCTGCCTAGTCTGGAGGGATGAATACCTGGACGAAAGAGGAGTGCTTCTTCCAATTCGGCTTGTGTCGAGGATCAGGCCGCCGAATCGGATGCCGATGATCCCGTTCGCGCGACTGGCTAGGGCGCTGTCAGCCTACTACGGGAATTGCATGATCATCCCCGAAATGAATAACAGCGGCATGGCGTTCATCACGGCACTTCGGGCGATGACCGACAAGCCTTGCCCGCCTATCTGGCAGCGGAAAGAGAGGGATCCCCACAGCGGGGCGGAACGATCCTGGGATGGATGGCGGACAACGGACCGCGCGGAGTACGGAGGGGTGAGATCGACAATTATCTGGCACTTCCACGAGATGATCCGAAACAAGCGCGTGGTCATCCATTGCCACCACTACCATAGCGAGCTAGCGAGCTTTGTGGACAAGAAGGGAAGGATGGAAGCCGGGAGCGGTCATGACGACGACGTGATGAGCGGGTGCATCGGCGTTTACAACATCGGCAGCGCCACGACCTACGCCCTTCCGGTGAGGGACCGCTTTGTTCCCCCGGATGTTCAGATCCTACTTTCCAGCGAAGATGCCGGCAGGCAGAAGAATCTTGCAATGAATTGGTGAATCAGACTTGACAGCGAATCGCTGCCGCGGCTATTGCAGAGCAACGTCAACCGCGCCGCACGATGCCTCCGCAGACAACCCCGCAAAAACCCTCCGCCGGCCTTTGGTCGGTAAAACCCCGCCCGAGCATTGGGCAGACCAACGATGCGGCAAGGGCATCGCTTCGGAATATCAAGGCCAGGTCGGACGCTGAAGCCCAGGCCATGGAAACGGCTCGCAATGCCAGCGCACAGGAAAACCTGGCAAGGGCGCAGAATTTCAAGGTCGGGACTGTTGCGAACGCGATGGAAGCTTCCCAGAAAGCGGCGCCTTGGCCTGGGTACTACGAGACCAGCGCCGGCAGGGAAAAGCTGGCCGCCGATGTCGCCGATATTCAGGCCGGACGCACCCCGGGAACCACATGGGGTGACAACCGATCCGCCGCCGATAAGGCCAAGGAAGGCCCTCTCCCCGGAGCCGGTATTTCCCCCAGTTTCAACGTAGCTTCCCAAGGTGTTAGTCCCGCGACGGGCAATTCCACGCCGGGCGCGGGTTCTTCACCTACCCCGCCGCAGCCGGTGGCCGGCGGGGCTAGTTCGATGACCCCAGAGGGATCCGGAGGAGGATCGTCAAGCGGTCCGGATTCCCCTGTCGCGGCAATAGGGCCGAAATGGCAAGGGCCTCATAGCTGGGAGCCTGGAGCTTCTACCTACGGGTACAACAGTCAGAATTCATGGGATCCAAACAACCCGCAGAAGCAAGCCCGCGACACAAGGATTGCTGAAGCCGTGCAGGATGCATCCCCCCAAGCGCTAGCCGCCGTCAACCCGACCCCCTCCCCTCGGCAAACTCAACAGGCGGCCTACACCCCCCCTGCAAATCCCCTCACCGGATCCGCTTCAGCAAAGCCAGAAGAAGAGGACGAGGAGAAAAACAATCCTTCAAAAAACTCCTAATCCATGGCCCTCGACGACCAGGAAGAAGAGAGCCAGGTTCCCGGCTCTACCCCAGAGGATTACGCTCCCGCGCAAGATTCCTCTCAACAAGAAAGCGGATCACCAGCTCCAGAGTCAAAAGCGGGAGACTTCGCGTCCCTCCCGGAGCCGGCCGGAAACGCAGACATCCAGAATCCCAAAACGCTGCAGGCCCCGATTGAGCCTACATTTTTGCCAGCGGGAACCCTTGAGAACGACACTTACAACTACAAGCTAATCAACGATTACGACAAACAGGCGGCTTCTTACGATAAGCAGCAGGCCCAGATAGCTTACAGCCAGCAGAAAAAGGCGGCAAACTCACAGGCGCGCCAGGATAGCCAGCTCACCGGCCGCCAGTACGATTACGACGAAAACGGGATCGCTCGGCCCAGGGTCGATCCTTCAACCGGTCAGCAGGCCGTCGTCGAGCGCCGGCACCCCGTTCAATACGACGAACAGGGCCGGCCTTATCAGGTTACTTACAATCCGGGAGGAAAGCCTGGGAAAGTGATCGAGAATCCTGATGCCGATGCAAAGATCGGGAAAAACCCCGACGATCCGACTGACGAGAATCTCTATCGGCAGAATCAATACTCGCCATGGGAGGTGATTGACCCTCACCAGGGAGTTCTGTCCCAAGACAATAAGGTTGCGGTTGCCAGCGCGATTCATCTCCACGCCAAGGAATTAAAGGATACCGCTAATAAGATTTCCGGGCTTCGCCTTCAGATTCAAAACTTACGCACCGCGTCCGGGCAGCCCGAGACCCCAGAAGATGCCGGTGATGAGGCCGGTCCAGCAACCCCTACCCAAGCGATCATGGGGTCTTCGGGGCTTTCGGAAAAAGCCAAGAAAAACCTCCTTGCCCAAAAAGAAGCTCTTTCGGCTCCCGCGGAAAAACCCAAGCCGGTTACTTCCTGGTTTGGTGAAAACAAGGAGGCCACGGCTCAAGCCATGGCAGACTGGCAAAAGGCCGAGGATGAGCGCCAGTCTTCCCTCAACGCTGTCACGCAGCAGCTCGACACCGATTCCAAGATCAAGCAAACCAGGCAGCAGCTCCAAGAGGCTGCCAACCGCCAGCAACAGCTCAAGGAAATGGGGCCGGCGGGATACCTTCAGGAGGCCAGGCGAACGGCCGCCGGTAGCTTTCCCGGGCAAATCGGCGCCATGGCGCCCGAGGACGCCACCGCAACGCTAGCGGAAACCCAGAAAAATCTTTCCGATACCGACGCGCAACTCTCCCAAGAAGGAGAGTCGCTGAAAAAGCGGATTGCTGATTTCCAGGCAAAACGACAGCAGGGGGGAACAGCCCAGCAGATTGCAGAGCTAGACAAGGAAGGAGCCTCGATTCAGGCGGACCAGCAGGCCTACCAGCAAAAGATTGCCGGCAGGAACGAGCAAGTTCAGCAGCTCCAGGCCGGGCAGGATGCCTACAATCAGGCGCGCCAGAAAGAGCAGCAGGCAGCTCGGGACCAAATGAAGCTGGACCCAATTACGGCACCGGCCGCGGGTCAGCTAGACCAACTCGATCAAGACTACAAACAGCGATCAGCGCTCATTCAGGGGATGGATCCATCCATTCAGGATGCGGCAAAAGAAATGCTTGATGCTGACAACCAGCAAAAAAAGCAAGCGGTCCAGGTCGATATCTTAAAAAGAGCAAAGGATCAATGGATTCAGGGCGAAAGGCAGCGCCTCCAGGCAACGGCGCAAGAACCGATCAAATCGGGAAACGAAAGCGGGAACCCGTTTGTCAACGCCGTCAATAATTTCGGAGCATCCCTGGCAGGAATCATTCCCTCGACAGTCGGAGGTATCCTTCGCTTCGCCTCCCAAAACAAGAGTCTTGCCGACGTTGCCGAGGATCAGGTTTCTGAGCAGCAAAAAGCCATTGATGCTGAAAAGGCCGCGGGCGCAGACCCGGACAAGATCGCCAGAATGGAGAGCGATCTTGATTGGTCCAAAAAGCGCGCCCAAAACCTACGCGAGGCCAACCCGGATAACCATAAGCCCCTCCAGGGTCTAGCGGATGCGGCAAAATCTGGAGCTGATTATTTATCCCAGCTTAACCGGGAATACCAGGCGGCCTACGGTGTTGACCCGACCGACAAATCGCTTTCCGCACAAATCGGTAAAGGGGCGGGCGGATTTGTCGGCACATTGCCCGCCATGGCTTTTAGCGGGCCGGCCGGAATTGTCGGCTTTACTCTCCAGGGAGCATCGCAAGCCTACAGCGAGGGGTATGATGCGACCAAATCCCAACTTCAGCAGTCCGGGGTAAAAGACGAAAAGGAAATCGAGGATAAAGCACAAGAAGCGGGATCCCTTGCGGCGGCAAAAAGCTTCCCTGCTTTAGCGGCCTACATGGTTGGCGGAAAACTTACTTCCGCGGGAGTCGCATCTTTGTTCAAGGACGCGTCTCCTCTGGTAAAGGGGGTGGTTGGAACAGCCGGGGCCACCGCCAGCAACATGGCTATTGGCTCCGCTTCCAGGGCGATCCAAGGCGAAGATTGGAAGCCTTCCACAGAATCAACCATCCAAGATGCCCTCTGGGGCCTTTTCCATGGATACGGAGAATATAAGGGGGCGTCTCAAATCAATGCCCTGAAGCAAAAATACAATCTGCCTGAAAACTGGAATGGGAAGCCGGAGCTTCTCATGGCCGCGGATCAGCAAATTGACGCGCTCAACACCTCCCCGGCTACCAAGGATCTAGTCAAGCAGCGCAACGAGCTTTTCCAGAAAATCACCGCGGATCCCAGTCAGGCTGAAAAGATTGGCCCCCAGATTGCAGCACTCAATCAGCAAATCAGGACCGAGCCGGTCAATGTTGCCCAAGAAAACAGGACCGACCTTGCGTCCGCCCTGCTGAAAATCTCCCAGGGCGTTGAATTCCAGAACCTCACCGAGACCGAACGTGCGGCCGTTGGGAAAGCCAAAACCAGCGCCGGCGTTCCCTTTATCGAAGATCACGAGGGGAAAACCGTCATCACGGATACTGCCAAGGCATGGCTTTCCGGAATGGCTCCCCACGCCGCGGAAATGCTTGGAGCCACAGGTCAGGCAGCCAAGGACGCGATCAGCGCAATCAACAGCACGACTTCATCCGATGAAAACAAGGCGCCATCACAACAACCTGGGGCTACGGCAGATCAAGCAGGGGAAAACCAGACTCCAGGTGGCGAGAATCGCCAAGAGACTGAAACTCAATCTGGGGAGTCCGAAAAGCTAGCGTCATCGGATCCCGATCCCCTTGATGAGACGGCCCCCCTTTCAGACAGGAAAGAGCGCGCGGCCACAATGTGGAAGAATGCCAATCCTGGCGACGTTTTCCATTCCCCAGATCCGTTTGGCAACAATTACGTCATCACGATTGATTCCGACAAAGAAGGCAACCGAATCGCATCCGTCAAATCCCCGAACGGAGATCACATCGAAACATTCAACCTCGACGCAAATGAAGATGCCCTTACCAAAGACAATGCTCTCCTTTTTGGAAGCGATATGGTCCGCGTTGGTAGCCCGGAAGAAAAAGCCGGTGAGGAAAATCAGGATCCGCCCGCTCCGCGGATCCTCGGAAAAGAAACCCAGGACAACAAAGAGCAGCAAGGCCCTCTGTCCCCGCAAACAAAACGGGGGACGATGCTTTCAAAAATTCTCCAATCCCAGGGAGTCGAAAAAGAAGTAGCAGATCACTATGCGGGCCTCCGTGAGGCTTCTTACCCCGAAGACATCACCAATGAAGAGTTGCGCCAGCGAGTCATGGCCGACTTCGAGAGTGATGGAGGCGTGTTTCCAAAGCATCTCCAGGAATACAACGAGGATCCCGAATACTGGAAAGCCAGCTATCCCGGAGAGGCGCCTGAAAAACATCAGCAAATGGCGAACGACGCCATTGCCAGCAATCAAGGGAAACGCCGTCAGGCAGAGGAAACCAACAGGAAACTCCTGGATCTCCGTCCCGAGGAAGATTCCACCGAAAAGGCCGACGCGTCTCCGGACCTCACCGAGGCCCAGGAAAAGGTAAATCAGGATCAGGTGAAATCACTCCTGGATCAGATTCAGAATTCGGGAGTCAAGGTGAACGGGAAGCCAATCACCGTTAATCACCTCAAGGCTATTGCCCAGGTCCTCACGAAACTGCAGCCGGAAATCGCCAAATGGAATGATGCGTTCTCAAAGGTGGTTTTCTCCGGCAAGAAGTTGAGTTCTGGAGGGGTACTGCTTCGCAACTCCAAGAATCTCGAAATCAGCCTTGGCGACCTGATGGATGGAAGCGAAAACGTCAAGACGATCCTTGAACACCCGTCTCGCGCCAGCCTGCTTGTCAGTGAGGAGGCCATCCACGCCCTGGGATACAAGATGCTCGCTGATCAGGCGATCAAGGCGGGACGATCCAGGGAATCCATCATTAAGAGCCTGGACAAGGTGCGCGCCAAAAAAGTCGAGGAAACGCCCACGGCCGCCGACTACGCCGACGCGGAAGCGGCCGATCTCTTCAACTCACTGCCCAAAGACCTCCAGAGCCACGTCGAGGGAATCTACAGCGAAAAACCAGGACAACACGCTCCCTATCAGCTCGGCCATGAATTCCTCCGGATGCTGGCCCAGCATGACCTGGCCGTAGATAAAAACGGAAACGTCCACGACGGCAGCGCGCTCGTTACCGAGCAGAGCCTCCCCGCCAAGATCGTTGCCCAGATCAAGAATCACCTGGCTTCGCTCTTCTCCTATCTTTCCAAACTGGCCGATAACCTCCGTGCATCCGGGGCATCGGAAAAAACCATTGCATCGGTAGAAGAAGTGCGAGGGAACCTCCGAGAGGCCATTAAATCGCTGCGTTCCCAGGTTGACGCAAAGCTCCTGGATCAGTATCGGGAGAAATATGACCAGATCAGCAGATCCCAGGATACAAACAGCGGAGGAGTGGCGAAACAGGGCGAGGAACCTTCAAGAAATGAGAAGGCAGCCACCAACCGTGAAGGACTGGGAGGAACACTTGGAGGAGTGTCTGGAGGACCTAGTGGAGGAGGAGAAGCCGAATCGCTCCGAGAGAGAGTTTCCCAGCTAGAAGCTGAAAAGGCTGAACGCGAGGCCGAAAAGGCTCGCGCCGAGGAGAGAAAGAATAGGGCGGCTGAAATCCTGGCGGAAAAAACCGCCGACACGGAGAAGATCGCCGAAAGCGTCCCTGCTGATGTTCGCCCCCAGGCGGAGCAGATTCTATCCCAGATGCACATGGGAGAAGCAACCTATGTCCTGGGAGCAAACCGCGAAAAGATTCCGGCCGCCTACTTTGCCGCGCCGCTGGATCGGGTCGAGGCCTCTCATGTCGGGGAAGATTTCCAGATTAACCCGAATTACGGAGGGGAGAACACCCGCCCCTATCACTCCGACGAGACGGAGCAGAACAAGGTCCGCCAGATAGCACTCCCGGGAGCCCTGGATGAGGATTCCATCGTGAGCGACGTTAAGAGCGCCGCGGACGGACCCCCGCAGTACGCCTTGACTATTTTCAACGACAAGGACGGCAATCCCCAGGTGAAGCTCCAAGCGGCGGGAGGAAACGGCCGCCTTATGGGGATCAAGTTGGCCCCGGCCGAAGATCAGGAGCGCCTTTCCGATCTTTGGAAATCCAAAGAATCGAATTTCGGGCTACAGGGGATGCCTGAAGGATGGATGGGCGGGAGATTCCTTGGTGTCTATGATTTACGGGACCCCGAGCAGGCCAAGAAGTATCAACAGCTTGTCGATAAGCTGAATCCTTCGCAGGGCGTCGTCCAGGATACCGCCTCACGCGCAGACATCGACGCGGCGCTGAAGATCCCGGCGGAGCGGTTGGTGAACCTTCCCGTGACGATGAGTCCCGAGCAGGCCCGCACCGCCCTGATTGGCCTTATCAAGGATAGCGAGAAGCTAGGGTTGGACCGGAACCTAATGGCCGGCCTGGTCAAGAATCCGACCCAGGCCCAGTTCTATATGCAGCGCCTTGTCATGGCGGCCGCATTCCATAGCAAGCCCCTCTCTGAATTTTTTACCTCGGAAAGGCTACAGAACGGCCACGCCACGATGGTCGGCCTCCTGGAAGCCTCTTCAGAGACCGCCTTGCGCCTCCGTGAGGCCGGCCGCGGCGACATCGCGGATGCCTTGGGCCGAGCCCTGGAGAACATTGCAGACTACTCCAAGCGCGGAGAGAAAATCGGGACGGCCATTCGCTATGCGGCCGATCAGATGGAAATGGGGAAGAGCGGCCCGATCATGAACATGATCGCCAGGGCGCTTGAAAAGAAGGTCGAGTATTTCCAGCCTAACAAGAAGGGAATCAAGCCGGTGGATAGCGAATCTACCATCGAGGGATTCAAGGAACTGATGAGGGACATCGGTTCAGCCGTCGAGCGATTCAGTAATGAGGGAGGAGAGAATGCCCCCGATCTCCTGGGAAATACAGAAACGGCAGAAAGCACAATCCAGCGCGCGATCGCGGCCCATGAAGCCAAGGTCGAAAAATCAGAGACCGCCGGGGAACTTTCATCAAGGAGGGCGCAAGACCCCCTTAAAAGGATGCGCCAACTCCTTCGGAAGCGATCCGAAGAAGGGCTCAATCAGTTCGAGCAGCAGGAGCTTGTCAGCCTGGAGAAAAAACAGGGGCAGGAATTCATGGGCTTCTTTGACGAAACCAAGCCAGCATTTTCTCTGGAAAGCGAAGAGGGATCCAGGCCGGTTGCCCCCACGTCTCCGGCAGACCAGCTTGCCCTCCTTTCCAGAAGAAGCGACGATAGCGAGAGCGTCGTTGCTGGAGAAAAACTCTCAAGCCTTCTTGCGCGCAGCGCCGACACCGATGAGTACGGCTTTTATTCCAAGATGGGTAAAACCCTGGAAGCAAAAATCCAAGGGAAAGCCGGAACGGCCGATCAAATCAAGGCCCTCATCACAAAACCGGATTCTGGAATCAAGCCCGATGAGGTGAAATGGACCGGAATTCTTCCAAAGATTGACGAGCTTGCCGAGCAAAACGGAGGCAAAGTTCCCAAGGATACCTTGATGCAGTGGCTCCGAGATGAGGGGCGCGTTCAATTCCAAGAAACAACGCTAGGAGAACCGGCCGCACAACAGGCCGAACGCGACGCCCAGCAGATCGCTCAAAAATACGGATTTACGGCGGAATATGATCCCCATTCCGAGGAATACACCTTTACTTCCGGAGAAGGTGAGGATCTCGATTTCCAAGACCTCCCGAGTGAGATGCAAACAGAGTTGGTAGAAAACACCAACAAGCTAGATCGTCAAAAATCTGAGCCAAAGTATAAGAGATATTCCATCCCAGGAGGCGAGAATTACAGGGAGGTTGTCCTGTCAATGCCAGGATCAGATGCCCTTAATCTTAAAGCCGGGATGGAGGCTCGCCAGATGGAGGATGGCACATGGAACATCTGGGACAAAGACGGTTGGGTTTATCGTGAGGGATCGGCAACTAAAAATGAACTTCTCGGGAAGGCATCTCAGGATGAGATGCTGGCAAAACCAAATCAGGAAACCTATCGCTCCTCCCATTTCCCCAGCATCCCAAACTATGTAGCCCACATGAGGCTAGATGAGCGCAAAGATGCTGACGGGAGACCTGGTCTTTTCATCGAAGAGATTCAGTCTGACAGGCATCAGAAGGGACGAGAAAAAGGGTATCAAAAAAGCATTCCAGAAAAAGGACTCCCTGAAGGATATGAGGTGCGACGCGACGGGCCTTCTTATGGTGTGTGGAACAATGCAGGGGAGTATGTCAGCGGCACATACAAAGACACCCCAGAGGAATCTATTGCGGCAGCTAGAAAGTTAATTCCTGAAGCAGGCATCCCCGACGCCCCCTTCCGCAAAGATTGGTCAGTCCAGATGTTCAAACGCGCTTTGCGTGATGCTATCGCAAGCGGCAAGGAATGGATCGGCTGGACGAGCGGAGACACCCAGGCCGAACGCTATGACTTGAGCAAACAGGTTGATGCACTCAAATACGTCAAACGAGATGATGGAACCTATAAGGTTCAATTTATTCCCAAAGGCAGGAATGGAGAATGGTCCTCTTTGGGTAACGACCTCAAAGAAGCGGAACTCTCCGATAACGTAGGAAAAGAAATTGCAGAGAAAATTGCCAATGGAGAGGGCGAAAAAGATTCATTTTCCGGAGCTACAATACTGCGAGGCCTAGACCTTAAGGTAGGCGGCGAGGGCATGAAAGGTTTTTACGATCAGATCCTTCCCAAGGAAGTCGGGAAATACGTCAAACAATGGGGAGGTAGAGTTGAGCAATTCTATCTCGACCCGAAAAACCCGGCGACGCGAGGAATGGCAAATGACGACGAGAAAACAGGAGTAGCCATAGGAGCGCGCCCAATCTGGAAAATCGACATCACTCCAGAAATGAGAAATTCGGTCCAGGAGGGGCAGGCGCTCTTCTCCCGCAGGGCTAATTCAGAAGATTCCCAGGGAGACCTTTTTGAACATGGATACACGCCAGACCTGTTTGCGTCCCATAAACAAGAAATCGAAGCCTACAACAACGCGCTAGAGAAGGAAGGGATCACGGATCCAGAAACGAAAGCCGAGGCTGCCATGCGTGATCTCGACATCCCGGCCAACGAGGCGATGGATCTATTTTCCTTTATCAAGCCGGACGGAGAAGAAGCCCCCGCTCCCGAACAATCGCAGCCGCACAGCCAAGAAAACAATCTTGAGGATTCAAACCGCCAACGCTTGGAGGCCATTCCTGAATCAGCCGTGGCCCAGCTTGCCATCGAAGCCGGTCAACGTCCCCTCACCGCCACCAAGGAAAGCCTCTTAGCCAATAGCGATCCCTCAACGCTCTCCAAGGCGCTTGACTCGATCAAGGCTCCCGCCGCTGAAGCAAAACCAGGATCGGACCTTTTTGGGGGGCAATCTACCCCATCCGAGATCAAGGATTTTGGCGAGAAGATCGAGGGTGCAAGAAAAGATTCCTGGAAGGTGTTTTCGGACGCTATTTCCCAGGATTTGCCGGAGAAAAACTCCGACATCACGCTTTCCAAAAACTTCCCAGAGCCGGATTACGAAAAGCTGATCGCTTCCGGGTTTGATCCCAATCGCCTGGCAGCCATGAAGGCCCTTCGGGACATGATCCCCAGAAAGCCAAGCAGTCCCTATAAACTAGCCCGATGGGGAGAGGTGGTGAGGGCCGTCCATGAGGCCATGAGGTCTTTTGCCTCTCCGGATTCCAATGTCTCGTTTGAATTCATGATGAAGGCCGCCGAAAAGGCCGGCAGTAAGATTTTCAGCAAAGTGCTTCTCTATAAAGAGCTGGGATACCCCTCTTTCCTTCAAGCCAAAGACTGGAGCATCGACCAGAGCCGCGGGGTCACCATGTGGGACCGCAATGGCAATAAAATCGTTACCCCAGATCAATGGCTCACCATGGCCGAACATGACGGACGCACGACGGAAATGCGAACGACCAATCCTGATCGTTTGGCCGCGTTCAAGGAGATCGCCGCACAAATCAAGGCCAGGATCGAGCGTGATTCCCTTACGGCCGGAGATGAGCCCACAAAGCAGAAGAAGATCCCGTTCAATATTTACCGCGACAGGCAAAGCGGAGAACTCTTTATCGGCAAGAAGGGACTAACAAGCGTCCTGCGAATCAAGGCTGGATTCAGTAATCTGAAAGATGCCAGGGACTACCTAGCAAACAGCTACGATGAACTGGCAAAGATTTGGGAGGGGATGAAAACCCAGACCACGGGCCGCAATGAAACCAATGCCCCCAGGGAAGGCAAGCTGCAGCGCCCCGGGGATGTCTCCCCGGAGGCTTTCAATGAGGCGTTTGGATTCCGTGGCGTCCAGTTTGGAAACTATGTCGAAAACACCCGTCGTCAGACTGACCTCAACCATTCTTTCGACGCGCTGATGGACTTGGCATCCGCGCTTGGTATTCCCCCTAGGGCTCTCTCCCTTGACGGACAACTTGGGCTTGCCTTCGGAGCAAGGGGCAAGGGTGGTAAAAATGCCGCTTTGGCCCACTACGAGCCCAGCCAAGTAGTCATCAATCTCACCAAGGGCGGAGGGCCGGGAACGCTTGCCCATGAGTGGTTCCATGCCCTCGATAACTATTTCGCGCGCCTGAATATCACCGGGAAGACTGATTGGCAAAATGCTTCCCCTGGATACGCCAGCGATCAGCAGCAGCTCCTAAAGAACGTGCGTCCCGAAGTGTGGCAGGCCTTTAACGCACTGAAAGATGCCCTGAAGGAAAAAGGATTCACCGAACGCTCCAAACAAGAGGACGAAACTCGCAGCAAGCCCTATTGGAACACGACGATTGAAAAAGCCGCTCGTGCTTTTGAGCAGTACGCCAAAGACCGATTGGCTGAAAAGGGAATCTCCAACGACTACCTCGCCAACATTGAAAAAGGGTCCAAAGTCTACCCGACGCCGGAGGAGATGAAAAACGGGATCCGCCAGGCTTTCGATGGTCTTTTTGAAGCCATGGATACCAGGGAGACCGACAGGGGAACCGCGTTGTACTCCAGGGGTGTTAATGGCGAACGTGAAGAAAACAATGGAAAACTCAACTGGAATGATGAAGACTCAACTACCCATGAAGACAAATCCGAATCCCCAGAAGGAGAGCGCCAAGGAGAAAATTCCGGCCCTCTTCCCAGGGGAATTGAGGCACACGACCTTATCTCCGGAGGAGGCCGAGCAGCAATTCAACCGGAACGCGTCCTTGAGCAAATTGACCCGGCCAGAGGGGCCAAGGATCACACGGTAGCCCCGTCGGACTCGGATAGAGCTAGAAATCAAACGGCCCTGATTGAATGGGCACGGGATAATAACAGGATTATTTCCCCTGAAGCCATTGAGGGCTTTACTAGGGCGAGAGGTATTTACGGAGGGACGGAACATCAGGTCTATTTCACCCCTAGAAATGAACAGGGCGAATCATTCGTCATTAAGGAATTTTTCAACAAAGACGCAGATCCGTTTTCATATCTCAAACGACAGGCTGAATTTAACGCCATCGTGCCATCTGCAAGGATTGATTTCTTGGGGGTCTCCATTCGTCCAGACGGAACCCCTGAAATCTGGGTAAGGCAACCTTTCATCGAGGGCAGACATCCCGAATTAGAGGAGATTCTTCCCTACCTTCATAGTCAGGGATGGGAGCTTCGGTATGGCCCTGATGGTCAATACTGGGAGCATAGCGATTCAAAGATTCGGATGCACGATGTCACCAGGAGTAATTTCATCAAACCTCCTGATCGCGACATGATTCCGTTTGATGTAAGATTCTCAAACGCAACCACCTCCGATGCTTTATTTTCCCGCGGAGCTAATGACGAAAACCAGCTTGAGCTGGACTTCGACAAGGCAGCGGAAGATGGGCAAAAAACTCCTGCGGAGAGGTTGAGGGAATCGGAACCCCTCATCAATCAGCAGTCGGCGCTTTTCTCTAATACTCCCGGGTATGATCGTGATGAAGCCCGCCAGGTAGCTCGGATCGCTGTAGCCAAAGCCGCCAAATCCTACGATCCGGAAAGAGGCGTCCCCTTCCAGGCGTATGCCAGACAGGCCGTCAGAAATACATTGCGCGATCTCTATAATCAGGAAAAAACCCACGCGGACAGATACCAGCCCACGCTCAACAACCCAGCCGGGGCGGATTATGAGGAGTCGCAGCAAGACCACACCGCTGATCTCACCTCCCCTAACCCCGAAAAAGACACCCAGCGCAATGAAGCTAGGGCGCTCCTGGATGAGGGGCTATCCACCCTTCCCGAGCGGATGCAAGCCGCCGTCAATGGTGCGCTGGAAGGGAAAAACGGAGAGGAGATTGCAAAAGAAATGGGGATTTCCCGGCAGGCGGTCAATAACCTCCAGAAAGCCGCGTACGAGCGCCTGAAGAAAAGGTTCGCCGAAAAAGGCATCACCAATACCGACGAAATCCTTTCTCGGTCGGCTGATGCCGGGGAACAGGGAATCGACGATTTCATGGATCACCTGGACGGCCTGGTAGAGAAAGCCAAGGCGGAAGAAAACAGCGGCAAGGAGAAAAAGATCGGCAGCCCCGACCGCGCCTATGGAGCCGCTTCGCCGGAACACAGGGCCGTCGATGAATACTACGATGAAAAAGCCACGCCCGAAACCCGTGACCAATGGGAAGCCGCGGCGCAGGATCTCGTAAAGGGAGAAGCCAAGAGGACGATTAACCGGATCCAGTCAAAGGCGCTCAACGGCGAGACGCTCACCCCGGAGGAAACCATTGCCGCGGGCATCCTGGCGGATCGTCTTCGCAGGAAAATGGTAGCTGATCCCAGCGACGAGAACAAAGCGGCCTTCTATCGCTTCTGGAATAGCTACCGGATGACCGGAACCGCCGCGGGGCGCGCCATGGCCTCGCGCGTTGACCCCTACATGACGCCGGCACAGCGCTACCGCAACTTCCTAGTGGATCTCATGACCAAGCCTGGCAGCAAGGACATGAAGGCTATTGACGCCGAAAAAGACCCGGAGAAGAAAGCCGCGATGATCGACGCGGAGACCAAGCGCCTCCTGGATAAACTTGCGGCCGCCGGCATCACCCCAGAGGACATCCTTAATGACAGGGTGACTCTTCGACTGGCGGAGAAAAAGATCCTCAATGAATTCCGTTCCATGCTTTCCAGGCCATCGGGATCCGACGCCAAGAAGGCGGCGTTCGACATGATCCTGGCAAACAAGTCTCTGGATCATATTTCCAAGATGACTGGCCTCAAGCCGGATGAGATCCAGGGGATCAAGGATCAGTTTGTCGCCAAAATGCGCGCCGATCACTTTGCAAAATTTGAAGCAGGAGCAAAGGCCGATCAGGCAACCCTAATTACAGGGAACAAGGTATCCAAAGAACAGGCGGAAGCCGAATTCCAGAAGTGGATGCGCCGCCTCGGGGTCGTTCCTGATGCCGAACAAGGGAAGCCCAAATTCAACATCGAGGACCCAGCCCACATTGTTCGCATGACCAGGGCAATCCAGGAAGCCCGAGGAGAGGCCGATAAATTGGACATGGCTCTGGAAGCATGGAAAATGGGGCTGCTTTCCGGCCCTCATACTCATATCTACAACTTCCTCGGCCATGCGGGGAATGCTGTCTGGAGCCTCACGGCACAGCGGGGGATGGAAGCCCTGGTCAACCTGGCCGCCCGTGATCAGAAAGCAGCGCGATTCGGGGAATTCAAATACCTAGCCAAGGGGCTCTTCCCGGGAATTGCCAAAGGCTATCAAGAGGCCATGCGGTCCTGGGGGGCTGAACACGATTTCTTTGAGAATAGCGTCCTGGGCACACCCCTGGAACTTGAGCAGGTGCGCCGCGGAGTCATGGATGCACCGATGGGGAAAATCCCCGAAAAGATCAAAATCGGGAACTTTACCCTCCCCTTGGTCAGCGGCAGCAGAATCCGAATTCCCGGAAGGGCAGTCCTTTTTGCCGATGCGCTCATCCGTAATGCCGTTGCACAGATGGAGGCAGGAACTCATGCGTACCGGATTGCCAGGGCAGAAGGGCTTTCGGGGAAAGCTCTCTCGGAACGGGTGGAACAACTCGTCAAAACACGCGGCCAGGTTGTTTCAGAATACATGAGCAAGGTCACACCCACCGATGAGATGGTGAAGCACTTTGCCAACCGCATTGCCGCGCGTGACGAGACCATCAACCCCGACGACCTCGTTGCCGACAAAGGAAGCGATGCCTGGTCCATGGCGAGAGAGCAAATCGCCTACGATGCCGCCAAAAAAGACGGATGGAAGGATGACGCTTGGCGCCAGGCCGTCGATAGCGCCAACGAAATCGGCTTCAAGCAGGAACTTAAAACCAAGTCCGAGGGGGGCAATACATTCGAGCATCTGGCAGCCAAGATTCAGGACATGAGGCAAGAGGCCCCTCTCCTCAACCTGATCTTCCCGTTCGTGAAAACCCCCTACAACATCATGAGGATCGGGGTGCGCCGCGCGTTCGGAGCGCCGGCCCTGGCTTACAGGGCCACCAAGGGAATCCGATCCATGGCAAAAGGCGAGGGATACCTGGCCGGCCACGAAACGGCGGTGCGCGATTACGCAGAACAGGTCCTCACCCTCGGGCTTGGGGCTCTTTTGTGGGGAGCCATTGCGGGCGACAAGGACGACGACTCAAAGAAACTCCTCATCACCGGAAGCGCCGCGCCGAAATCCAGGGAAGACGGGAAAGGATTCCGCGACCTGGAGGACCGCGCTTACGGAGGCAGCTATGTCATCAGGGTAGGCGGAAGGGATGGAGTCAAGATCCCGTTCGGGCGACTGGAGCCCCTTGGAACTGTCTTGGGTAGCGTTGTGGATACCGTCCACGCGCTCAAGAGCAACTCCCCGTCAGACGAGCAGCTCCATCACGTCTGGTCCTACCTGACCGAACAGGTGCGCGCCAAGAGCTTCCTCCAAGGCATGAATACCATCATGGAACTTGCGGACGCTTCCCGTGAGGCAACCCCCATTTCCGCGATTAAAAAGACGCTTCTCCAGGCGTTCGTGCCAAACATCATCCGGGACCCGCTTCGCAGCACCGATGATACCGTCAGGGAAGGAAAGACCGCCCCAACGCTCTACACGTCGCTTCCTACCGCCAACCTCGCGCAGCCCAAGCTGGACGCTTACGGAGAGGAGGTTAAGAAATCAGGCAATCCGATCAGCCGGATGTTCTTCCTTACCGCGCTGGCGACACCCCCCGAACTTAAGCAGAGCGACAAGCTTCTGATGAACTGGAATAGGGAAAACCCCTCGGAGGCATGGGCCCCCCAGGCTCCAAAGGCGGTTTTCAAAGGAGCCGACGGGAAAGAGCAGGCCATGACCGCGGAGGAAACCACGAAATTCCGCAAGGCCGCCGGCCAGCTCGTAAAATCCAAGCTCGCGGGCATCGTGAACTCACGAAACGCCGATCACCCGCGCCGCGACGACTTCCTGGCCGTCAAAAAAGCCTTCGAAGAGGCCGGCCACGAAGCCAAGCAGCGCATCTTCACCCCAGCCTATATCGCCAGAAGAAAACCGGCTTCGGATTGACAGCGATTCGCTGCCATGATACGCAAGGCGGACCTCCACCATGATTAGCTCCTCAAACTTTACATCCCAGGTGGAGCAGCTTTCCAGCAAGCTGCCTACAGCGACCCCCACTCCGGACGGCCCCAGGATGCCGTTCAAGACCTCCTACAAGCTGACGCGAGACCAAGAGGATTCCCTTGTGGAACACGCCCTTCTCCGGGTCGAACAGATTGAACAGCAGCTCGGGAAGCGGCAGCCCACGCAGTCTCCCAGGGCCTCCGGCAGCAAGGATTTCATCCTTACCAGCGATCCCTACAGCTTCTTTGGGAAGCGGGAGAAATACACGGCCAGGTATTACAACCATGTTTCCGATCGTGTCGAAAAAAACACGATTTACGAACACTCCAACCTTACGGCGTCTCTTTCTCAGAGGATCACCGCCCAAATGATCGCCAAGAGCAATTCATTCTTCTACGGGCAGCCAGACGACCAGGAATGGTTCACCGCGGAACCGGTTGGAGTCGAGGATGACGAGTTGGCCGATAAAGTCAAAAAGTACGCGCGGTATGTGGCCTCCCAATGCCACGTTAAACAGCGCCATGCCCAGGGCGTCGAATATGCGTGGGTCCGCGGGGAATCCGTTGTGAAGACCGTTCACTCGGAGAAATTCCAGATTTACAAGAGGACGGCGACGTTCCTTGTGGATGATGCCGGCAACCCCGTCCTGGACGCCCACGGCGATTATATTCTGCAAACCGATCTTTTCGTGCCGCAGATGGGGCAGCTAATCCAGCCGCCCCAAGAAGAACAGGGGGAGACTCCTCAAACCCAGGAACAAGAGCAGGAACCCCAGCTCATGCCCACCGGCGTCATGGTTCTGAAAAGGGACGGCGTAACCCCTCTCCCCGAAAATCCTATCTGGAAAACAGATGTTATTACCCGGCGCCTCGTGACCTGGAGGGGGCCTGATTCCCGCATCTGCTACTACAAGGATTTCCTGGCGCCGATCGACGCTCCCGGGATCCAGCCTGGAGAGGCCGACCTGATCGCACACCTTTACGACAAGAGCGCGATGGAAGTCGCGCAGATGTTCAGCGACCAGTTTGAAGAAGGGGATGCCGGCGTCGCCGACTACAACAATGCCGTTGAAATCCTGCGGAATATGCTGGCAGACAGCGCCGAGGCAAAGAGCGCCGAGGGGCAGCCCAGGGTCGATTTCTACGAGCAGACCACACAAGGGAGCCCCAATAACCCGAAAAGCCAGATCGCGGAATGCTGGCTCACCTACGATGCCGATGGAGACGGCCAGCAGGAAGAGATCATGCTGATCGTGGATCGTCGCACCCGCACCCCGATTTTCTACGAGTACACGGCCAACGTCACGCTCCGCGGCCTCCGGCCCTTCGAAGTCATCCGCCCGATCGGAGTTGATGGCCGCTGGTATGGCATGGGCGCGATGGAATATTTCGAGCCGGAACAGGAATTCATCGACCTTCAGATCAACCGCCGGAACTTCCGCGATGGAGCCAGCGGGCGCGTCACGTTCTGGTCCCCATGGGCGACGATGGAGGGCGCCCGCGATCCGGCCCTGAAGCTCAATCAAGGGACCACCTACACTTTGAGAGAAGGCTACAAGGCGACCGATGCCCTCTCGTATGTCCAGTTGCCGGAAAATAGTGAAGAACTGAAGGACCTGATCGAACTCTTCATGCAGCTCATGCAGGTGAAAAGCGGAGTCGTAAATGGCGCTGATCAGCAGATTAGCGGCCTGCCCGCTGCCAACACGGCTACCGGCATTAACGAGGTGGCAACGAGCGGACAGGAACTCTTCACGATGTTCCTGCTTCGCCTTTACCCGGGAGTCCAGGCAGCCCTTCGGGCCGTCGTCGATAGCATTTTCTCCAACCTGGATACCCAGCAGATTTTCACCTACTTCAACGGCGATGCCCAAGACATCCTCACCCTGGATCCCGATGAAGTCAGGGATCTCGCCTTGCACGTCCAGCTTTCCATTACCCAGCAGAGGGACCGCCAGATTCTTGAGGCCGGCAATACCGCCGACAGCGTGATTGACAGTTACTATAACCGTCCCCTCCCCTTGCAGGAGCGGACCAAGGCTTACGCCCAGCAACGATTGAAGGCCCTCCGGGTAGCCCAGCCTGATACGATCATCGAGCCCCTGGATCCTGCCGCTATGCAACCGCAACAGCCCCCACAAGGAGCGCCGGGGCAGCCACAGCCACAGGGGCAGCCGCAATCATGAGTGAGGAAAACTACCACCAGAAGGACGAGGCGGATGATGCATCGACCAGTGAGAGCAAATCGCGCGCGTTTGAAGACATGGAGGCTATTCTCGCCCTCCGCGCCTCACGCCCTTTCCAGCACTACTTCCTTCGCCGGCTAAAGGAGAAGATCCGGGCGCAGGAGGAGAAGATCCTCGATGAGCGTACGCCTGAATCCGACATCGGGAAAGAGCGCGCCATCCTGGCAACCTTGAAGTCTATTGCCAGGATGACAGAAGAAGATGCTGCCGGCTGTAAAAGCATCCTGAATTTGCAGGAAGAGGTCTAAAGGTTTTAGTTTAGTAATAGAAAGTGTCGGAAACTTCTATTTTCAAATACGGAAGAGAGCTGAAGGTAACATCGCAGCCAAATGTCGCTGTGCTATCAACCCATGTAATCCCGTCTAGATAGTGAACATTTTCAGTAATCGAATGAGAGTAATGATCCGATAACCCCTCATAGATTGTAGCCTGCTGCCCATTGCTTCCTGAATCTGGACCGACAAGATACCTGTAATAGTTTTTAGCGACATTCACGATCATGAGTTTCTCTCCTGACGCAATGCTCCCATCCGAAAACTTAAAGGAAACAGGGAATGATTCCCAGTGATTGCCATTGGTTCCATCGGCCTGAAGGTTTCTTATCCAGTCGTCAGTGGAAAAGAGGCAATTAAAACTTGCTCCGCCTCTAATATAATTTAGGCCAGGACCGTAGTTTTCCGCGAACTGCAAAGAATAAGGGATTTTGGGGGACATCCAATACTCATCCTCAGAAATTTTGATAAAGTCCCCAAAAGCGGAGTCGTGGGGGGAGATGTAAAATCCTCCCACCCCCATAAAGTCTAAACTGAATCCGCTATTTCCGTTAGAACCGTATAGCCCATCGTTATAGTCTCTTGAAGATGAAGTAATATCTCCCGTTAAAAAGTCTGTCGTTTGAGATTCTTCATGATAATTCATTCCCCACCAAACGTAGCTTTTCGAAAAAGATTCCGAATTGCAGATGGTAGATTGCTGATTTCTCGTGAAATCAAAGTCGTCTGCGGTCTGCGGTCTGAAATCATAAATGCCCAGTTGGATTTGCCCCTGGCTTCCCGTTGACTGAATGGAGTCAATATACGGCCCCGTGCCTTCAACATATTCCATAGAGTCAGCCCAGTATATCTGTTCTGATCCGGAGGTGTTTATGCTTATCGAGATGTCAGAAGGAGTGCATCCGAGGGTGGTAGTAAATGCCTTCCAATTCCAGTATAGATCCATTAATTGAAATCTATTAAGCTTCACGCAGTACCTTGATCTTGGCCCATAGACGGTAACGTATTGCGAGGAACTTCCGGATTGAACTGTCTCCTGATCAAATAGAGGCCATGTTCCGGCACAAAGAGTTACTCCATCCCATTGCTGAAATGGCTCCCCAAGCTCATTCTTCTCCCTGATGCAGAATGGGAGAAGCCCGTCGGTGTAGAGGAGGTCGCTCATGCGTGAAGGGGATAAAGCGCAGCCTGCCCGTTGATACAGATATTCCGCATGACATAGTTCCCGGGGGAGGCAACCTGCGTCAGGTTCCCGCTTTCAACGGTTGCGATCAGGAGGCGGGCCAGCGTTTGCGTCGGGTTCGTTGCTCCGTCGTTTTCAACGTAGGCGCCATTTCTCCAGGCCGGGAGGGTCAAATTAAAATCCGTTCCATGCTCGATGCTCGCCGTCGTAACCGCTCCCCCATCAAAATTGATTTCCAGCCAGATATTCCCATCGGAATTCATGCTAAACCAACCAGCATCAGCGCTGTCTGGGTTTTCCTCGGTAAGCAGTCCCTCAATGGTGACGGTGCTATTGGGAGTGAGGCTTCGCTGGAGTTGGCTGTTATAGGGAACTCCGTATTGAATCGTCGCAGGATCCGTCGTGTTCCCGCTTCCCATGGCCTGGGTATAGACCTGGAACGGAACATTTCCTGGTCCCGTGTAGGCCGGTCCGCCCATTTGCTTTCCAAGCACGTTGAAGCTATTCCCAAACCAATCCACGACCTGAACCTCATTGAGGCCGGACAGCATCCGCTCTAGTTGCTCAACGCGTGTTCGCAGTAGATTTACCTCGGTGTTGTCCACCAGGCAAAAAGACCACCCCGATCCTTTTTTGTCAATTCAGACTTGACAGCGAATCGCTGCCGCCCTAATGGCTACGCCATGACCGCTGACAATCAGGCGCAAGCCGAAAGCCAGAACACCCCGACGGCGGAAGCGACCCCCGATGTTACCCCCCAGGTAGCGCCGGAGGCTCCGGCTTCCGAAACAGCAAACACGACGACCATCTCCGAACCGCTGCCCACCAGCAGCCGCGGGGTGTCTAGCGTGGCTGATTATGAGAAGATGCTCGCGGAAGCCTTGAAGCCCGCACCCGAGCCGACGCCCGTAGAGGCAGGGGAAAACCCGCCCTCGGAGGAGCCGACAACGGAGCCGGAGCCCACCCAGGATACCGAGCAGCCCGAGGCCACCGAACAGGAGCCCCAGGACGAGCCCCAGCAGACGCGCAAGGAATTCCGCCCGCGCCTCTCCAGCCTGGACACCCGACAGCAGGAGGCAATCCTCCTGGTGAAGGAGCTGAAAGACCAGGGCAAGGAAATCTCCCTTGCAGAGGCAGAGCGCCGAATCAACGCCAAGTATGGCGTCGAGGTTGGCAGCGAATCGCAGTCGTCGAGGCAGGAGCCGGAAGCACCCACCAGGACCGTCGAGCAGATCGACGCAGAGATCGCAGCCAAGGAGGCGGAAGCCGAAAAGGCCGCGGAAGACCTGGACGTGAAGACGGCCCTACGGCTTCAGCGGGACGCGTTCAATCTCCGCGAGGAAAAAGCCAGGTTGGACCAGGAGGCCACGGCCAGGATTTCCCGCGAAGAGGCCCAGTTCAACCGCGGCGTCGAGGCATCCCGCCAGCGGGCAATGGATATTTACCCGGTAGCCACTGACAAGGATCACGCGATCCACCAGAAGGCGACCGAAATCTGGACGGCCATGCAGGGGACCAACAATCCCCTCATCCATGACGCCGACGCCCCCTTCAAGGTGTACCAGATGGCAGCCAACGAGCTAGGCATCGCACCCCTTTCCCAGGCGAAGGGCAAATCTTCTCTCAAATCATCCACGCAAGGCACCCCAAGGCCGCAGGCAGTCCAGCAGTCGGCGGTGCGTCGTTCCCACCCAGCGGCCCCCGTTGCTTCGGCAGGGGATCGCACAACCCAACAGGGACCGGCGCAAATCAGCCTTGGGAAAATCCGCAATGCTTACGACTACGCGAAAATCGCCAGATCACTAGGCGCTAACGTGTAGAGGCATTGTCTCGGCCGCAAACGCGGCCGGCAGGGGTGAGGACGTGTCGGTTCCGAAATCAAGCAAGGAACCAACACTATGAGCTATGACATCGCACCCGCAATGGGCGGAACCAGCCTGGCGTCGATGGACGCCAATTCGGTCCGTCATCTGTGGCAGCAGGGAATCGACACCTTCGAGCAGACCAATGACTTCTTCTCGGAGATGGAAGGAGGCCCTGACTCCGTAATCTGGGAGAAGACCGATCTCTCCAAAGGAAAGGGACAGAAGATCACCTTCACCGTCGGCAGCGGCTTCTACAAGGAGCCCCATATCGGCGATCAGGTTTTCGAGAACCAGACCGACTTCGAGCAATTCCGTATCGGATCCCACGAACTCTTCGTGGATTGGGTCCGCCACGGCGTTTCGTTCGACGAGCGCCTGGAGGAACTCATGGGTATGCGCGGAGAGATCATCTCCGGCTTCAATACCCAGCAGGGAGCATGGGCCGGACGCCTCAAGAGCGAGCAGCTCTTCATGATGTTCCGCGAGCAGCTTCCCTCCGAGAACGTCATCTACGCCAACGGCAAGACGCTGGACACCCTCAAGTCCGCCGACAGCCTCTCCTGGGATGAGATCATCACCATGGGAACGCAGATGAAGTCCAAGGGCGGCCTCCCGGCACAGGTCGGAGCCATGGAGAACGGAACCCCCGTGTTCCGCAACGTGGTCGTCGGTACTTCCGATGCCCTCTACTCCCTGGATATGGACCCGAACTACAAGAGCCTCCTCGCCCAGACCAAGGCCGAGAAGTATGCAAAGCTCCTCTTCGAGGGCGGCTATGCAGCTCCCAAGGGTCACATCATCACCGAATACACCCCCATCGACCACGATGGACAGGGTGCAATCGGCAGCCCCCTCAACCCGAAGGCCACCCTCGGTGTCGCCATCACCCCGCAGACCGCGCCCTTCGCTGTCTATGGTGGAGGCAATGCCGCGGCCGCAGCGGATTCGACGATCCTGTACTTCAAGTACTTCCCGAATTTCGCCTACTCCTTCATCGGCAACACCGACCCCACGGCCGGCGGAACCACCAACCTCACCCAGGACAGCGACACCCATTACTTCCTGATCGTCAACCCGCCCAACGCTCCGACCGATCCTAACAAGATCGGCATCTACAGCTACACCACGGGCAACAACGGCAATACCATCACGGTCACAGGGCAGCTTGCCCCGACCGCCAGCGGTATCGCCAAGACGACCATCGGTAATGTCACCTGGGGCCAGGGCGTGTGGACCAACATCACCACGCAGACCCATCCGGTCGGCGCCCTCATCTTCCCTTGCAACGCCAATGGGCAGGTGTTCGGTGACACCCTGATGCTCGGCAAGCGCGCCGCGTATCGCGGTTACGGCAAGTACCGCAACCAGCGCGCCCAGCAGGACCTCGAAGGTGGGTTCATCATGCAGCGCTACATCATGAGCGTGTTCGGTCAGGCCCTCCGCAAGGATCGCCTCGGCCGCGTTCCCGCCGTGATGCGCCTGCGTCATGCCATCCAGTACGCCGGGATCCCGCTCCCGACCATCGTCTGATTTCTAGGGGACGAGAAAGACCCGGTTGCCCTGCTTCGGTGGGGCAACCGGTGTTCTCTCCCCAAGAATCAAGATTCCCTATTTCCCGATCCCCTAGCCCCTTTTTTCCCAATGAAAGCAAATCTCGTCTGCCTTAACTACAAGACCAGGTTCTCCCTCCCGAAGGTGGGGGAATTTCTCTACAACCAGGAACATCAGTACCTTGTCTGGAAGGGCCGCATCATCACCGACGCCGAAGAACTCGGCCGCAGCGTCAACGAGGCCCTACAAGCCCTGGATCAAATGATGCTCTACGGCATCGGTGGCCGCATCCGTGTTGTCCAGGTCGAGATCCCTGATCCCGCAGAGGAGCCCGCCTCCCCCTCGGAAACTGAAGCCGAAAGCGCAGATCTCCCGCAGGAGGAAGTCCAGCAATCAGAGGAAATCCCCGTGGCCGCTGCGGAGGCTGAAGTCAAACGGCCGCGAGGCAGGCCGCCCAAAACCCTCCTGACCACAATCTGAAATGCCCACGCGCCTTAAATCCTCGCAAGTTCCTGCATTCATCGCGGCGGAAATCGCCAACGTGAATGCAGGCCTCTTGGCTGCCCTGGAGGCGGGCGTGATCCTTCAGATGCCCAAACAGGTCGATTTCCAATACACGAGCATTATTGACGGGGAGACGATGATCCAGACCACCACGACCTCGGAGACAGATAGTGGTACGGAATCATCCTCAAATTCCAGCTCCAGCTCGGGATCCAGCACCAACTCGGAATCAGGATCAAGCTCGGGATCTAATACCAGCTCGGGGAGCAATACTTCGTCCGAATCCGGATCAGAATCGGGCAGCAGCTCGTCAACGGGCTCCTCATCCTCTTCAGAATCGGGGTCTTCATCAGGGACGAGTACCTCAAGCTCTTCCTCAACCTCCACCGGAAGTAATGTCGGCGGAAGGACCATCAATTACACGCAGCTAACCTCCAACACTTGATCGCATGAATCGCTATACATGGTATCAAACCGGAGGCTCTGAAAACAGCAGCACCAATTCCAACTCCAGCGAGAACAGGAACGAAAACAGGAACGAGAATTCCAACAGGAACTCCAGTTCTAACGAGAACCGGAACGAAAATAGGAATTCAAATTCCAGTCGCAATTCATCCGGGACGGAAACCAGGTCGGGGACGGAGACCAGTTCCAACACGCGCAATTCATCCGGAGCAGAGAATCGCCAGGAAACAGGCAATTCAAGCTCCACGAGATCCAACACCCACTCGGGATCCTCTGTTGTCATAGAAGATGCCGGCGGAAATATCCAATTCAGCGTCCCGATCATCCAGACGGTCCCCACAACTTCATCCACATGAGCCTCACCATCCTAGACCTTTACAATGACGGCATGGCGCTTCTTGGCGTGTACAATGCCTCCGTGGTCCCCCAAGAGGTGCGGGATCACGTCCTTTCCGACATTAACCAGGCCCTCCAGCTCATGCAGCTTGCAGGGGAGGATTTCTATGCCCGCGAGCCACTCTCTCTTTCGCTGTCCGCGGGCGTTGCCTCCTATTCCCTGCCGGAGCCGGTGCAACAAATCCTGGAGCCGGTGAGGCGCTCTGACGGGACGACTCTGTTTGCGCTCAAGAGCCGGACCGACTACGACAAGTTCGGGCAAACATTCCTCGGAATCTCGGGATCAATCCCGAACGCTTCGCCGATTGCCTACTTTGTGGAAACGCTCCGGAACGACGCGGGCCCCGATGCGACAGAAATCAATTTCTACGTCGTCCCAGCTCCGGCTTCCGCGGACACCCTAACCCTGAACGTGATCAATGATCCGCCGGCTTATTCTGCTTCAGATCTCACCGGAACATCCCCCGTTCCGCCAGTCCCTCACAAATACCATGAAACGGTCCTGCGACCGCTTGTTCGGATGAATGTCACTTCTTGCGACCTCTACGCCAGGAAGCAGGAGGGATACCACATGATCGAGCGCGATTACCTAAAAGCGCTGACGCTTCTTGGATTGGCCGACCCCCGCCCGGGAGGAGCTTACAAAGTGAATGCGGAACTCAAGGCTGAAGCCCAACCTCGCCAACAGCAGCAATGAACACAACACAACTTTCCCGATCCATAGCGCGTCACCTAGACGTTCCGGATTCAAGCAATCTGGAATCAGACGCTCTCTTTGATGTCCTCAATGCCATCAATAGCGGGCTGCACCTTTTCTTCACAGAGGCGCCGGCTCACCTGAAAAGAACGACCTTTTCGGCAACATTTCGCGCGCCGGTGACGCTCGGACTACAGGCAACGTCGCAATACTCGACCGACCTGGTAGGAACCCCGTTTGATGCTTCCTGGTATGGTTGCGGCGTCAATATCCAGGGAATGCCCAGCACTAACGAGATTGTTGGGGTTTCCTCCCTGTTGGATCAATGGATTTCCCCCACCCTCACCGGAACCGCCCAGGTGCTTTTCGATTCCCAGCCCCTTCCCGTAACCATTGAGAGGCTGACCAGCGACGTGCGGGCCTACTCCAATGCTTACCCGAATGGGAGAGTGTTGAAGCGCCATACGTCCATGCTTCCCTGGAGGAGGCTATGGGGTCCATGGATCCAGCCCAGGGATGACGGAGAATTCTACCGCATCGAGCCCACCGCCATCATCGCGGGAGGGAACACCGTAGCTCTGTTACGCATCCACCCGGCCCCCATTATTGATACGATTGTCCGGTTTGAGGCTGAAATTTCCGCCGCGTCTATTTCGGCAAGCGATCTCATCTCGGGGGCATCCCTTCCAGTCGCCGATGCTTGGGCCCCTCTGCTGATCCCCTTGTGCGAAGAGGCCTTGACCTATTCCCCGCTCTGGAAAGATCCCAAGAGCAAGGTGGATGTCCGGCAGAATTGCCAGAACATCATCGCCAACCGGATCAAGAAACTTCCCCAAGATATGGCGGTCACGGGGGCATCCATCGGAACCCCTTGGGGTTATTGACAGCGATTCGCTGCTTTTTGCTGTCCTTTTTACCCAATGATGCCCACAATCCCGACGAAGGAGGAGCAATGAATTCCGTATCCGACAACAGGATTGCACAATCTGGATTAAGGTCGGTGTCTCAATCATCCGATCTAGCGGATCGCTTGGGTCAACAGTCTTCCGATTTGATCCTCGAATCGGAAGATCTCATCCGGCGCTACCTTTTCCCGGTAACACTTCAGTATCCTAGCCTGTCCGACTTCCCGACAGCCGGGAGTATCGTTGTTCTCTATCTTGCTACCGATTCGGGGATCTTCTACCGATGGGACGGAACGCAGTACCGGGATACCCTGGGAGGGAAAAATGCTTACCTGATTGCGGTTCAGAATGGTTTCACCGGAAGCGTCCAGGACTGGCTTGCGTCACTTAAAGGTTCCGACGCCTCCGTCACATCCGCCAACATCTCTTCCGCCCTTGGTTTTGCCCCTGTTAGCCCTTCCGCGCTGGATACGGCCATCGCCGCCCTCTCCTCCGTCTATCAGACCGCCTCACAGGTGGCCTCGCAGATTGCGTCCGCGCTCACCACCTACGCCACGCAGTCATGGGTCAGCACCGCGATTTCCAACGCAATTTCCTCCCTGGGACTCGGTTCCGCCAGCACTCATCCCGCAAGCGACTTTGCCACGGCAGCACAGGGTGCCAAAGCCGACACGGCACTCCAAGACCCTTCCGCT